GATCCCTGACCTGAGCCCTGACCTGAGCCCCGACCTGATCCCCGACCCGATCCCCGACCTGATCCCCGACCCGATCCCTGACCTGATCCCCGACCTGATCCCAGACCTGAGCCCCGACCTGATCCCTGACCTGAGCCCAGACCTGAGCCCTGACCTGAGCCCTGACCTGATCCCCGACCTGATCCCCGACCTGATCCCTGACCTGATCCCAGACCTGATCCCTGACCTGATCCCTGACCCGATCCCTGACCTGATCCCTTGCTGGCTCGCTTAACTCACCCATCAATTTCTCGATTACTTTTGTGTAAGTCTCCAGATAGTGAACTGCATATTGGCAAGCCATTGGACTATCAACGTGTACAATTACTGGCTCATTTTTACCAGCAAGTTTATACAGCCAGTCAATTCCAATTTTAGCCGCCTCCTTATTTACTTGGTTTTGGCAGGAGAAGATGTAGTTAAGCCAGAAGTCTTTTACTTGCATCATCTTTTGTTCCTGTTCAAACGATAATATTTCGAGTTTCATTTTTAAATATTATTAGGTTGATAATTGAAATCAGAATGAGAAGAATCAGGTGGCGTTGACTCGGACATTAGTTTATTGTAGTAAATATTGTTTCCTGCACCACCTGATTTTTAGTTACTTGATGAGGCCAATGGTCTCATCCGGATCGTTATAATGCGGGATGTCGCATAGCTGTAGTTCTGCGTAGTTCATACTACTGATTTACTTGTGATACCTGCAGCATTAAATGCGCTACCTTTTTCGTCCTGGTCCGGGTTCCAGGTGCAGGATTTAATCCGGAAGTGTTTCATTTGATATGTCCGTTATTAAAACAACTGGTGGAGGGAGCCTGGGTCGAACAGGCGTCGAGGCATACGATCCTCTACATTCCCCACTCATGTTATACCCCCGTTTTGCCGGCAGACCGTCCGGCGGCAAATACTTATCTTACCGGTTCCTGAATTTGGTAAGTGTTTGTGGCCTGTGTGAAACCTTACATATAATAATCGGCTTTGCGGTTAGCGTATGCCGTCCTCCTATTCTTCGATGTGTTCGAATTTGCCATCGACAAGCCTATAATTTGAGACGTCTTCCGGATTCAATTCAAAGTATATATCATACCCATCCTTTGTCCCCGATTCTGGTTGATAGCACATTGTCACTTCCCCGGCTTTGAAAGATATTCTGCCAGTATTAGAAGAAGTATCTTCATCCGCATATATTAGATCTATTTCTACATCAGGCAATTTGCCAGACAATATTTTTACCAATTTAATTGGGGAGGACCATGCTGTTTGAAAGAATATAGTCCCATTTTTATCTCTGTTATCTGGAGTGCCGTAGGCGTTCCATTTTGTTCCCCAATTTGAAGTGCACCAGCCATACCAGTTCTTATGTCCATATTCTTTTACATTCTTCAGCCCAATGATGTATTTTTCGAAATCCTCATCAGACAATTCTAACGGTGATTTGACTTTTCTTCTGTTTTGTATTTCCAGCATCCCTATTAGAGGATTGCTGTGAACAGGTAAATTCAAAGTAACATCAATTGCGTCCTCTATGCCAGAATGCATATCAGTATTGATAGAAGGTGGCATTTCAACTATTTTGTTGAAATCTATAATAGCATCTCCTTCGTCAGATTTGATTAAGTTTAAGGCATGTTGGATTTGTTCATCCGTACCTTTGAATGTTAATCTGTTTTGAATATGATTTGGCATATACCGTATATTTTAATTATTATTAATGTTTTTTGTAATTACCAGTCCCTAAAGACGGACCGGTGTTTGCCAAATTCCACGTTATGAAAAACAAGGTGATTGCTATGCCACGTTTCACCGCTGCAAAATCTTATACAAAGGCATATGCAATTGGTGTATTTAAGTATGGCTATGTTATCTAACAGGAGGTACAAGCTAGTGCGCTTGACTTTATGCAGGTAGAACCTTAGCCACACAATATGTTGATTCAAAGAACTATTATGAGAAGCCAGGATGTAAAGACAACCTGTATGCTTTCTTTAACCTATTAACTGTAGCTATCTATCCTATAGTTATTTTCTGAAGAGTCTGAGGATAAAAGGAATGACCACAATCACAATAAAAACCACGGCCCCAATTACACGTATGAAAGCATCCTCTTTATTCCTGTTCTTCACCTTCTCGTGAATGTATTCTCTCTTCATATACCCTTGTTCATTATTTCTTCCAAGACTTGATCAATGCTGACACGAGAATTACGAAGCATATAAACGCGCTCATAGTGCTTGTTTTGATAATTGGTTTTTCGTATCTCAGACCTCCTTTTTGCCAGAGCTATTCCAATAATTGCCAGTGAGCAAAATCCGATAAACATTAGTGACAGCATAATTGATTTGTTATCAAATGAATAATTCGTGATCGTCAACATGTACCCACTTACTTCGCTTCTTGAACCTCCTCCGGATTGCCTTCCAGGCTTCTCTCATCCAAAACCACAACGCTATACAGATGATCATTAAAACGGTTAATACACCCTCATATAGTAACTTCCAGTCTAAGGAAATATAAATCACTATACCAATGGCTATCGCTCCTAGTAGCAGCCAGATGACGTCAATAATGTTGTTTATCTGTGGTAGCATTGTGGTGTATTTATTCATTTACTTGTTCGTAAGTCAATTCAAACATGTCCGCTTTGCATGGATAGAACATGCGATCATCTGTGGGGAAGGGTTCCTTGATTAGGTAGTCACCAAAAGCACATAACATCACGCCCTCCTTAGTGGGGATATGCAACCCCGTAAATTCCCCGTTCTCGTAAGCAAAAAGGATTTTCTTATCCGCTGGTTGTATTGTGTTTGCCCAGTCTAACAAATCAATGAAATTTGAGTTAGTAAGTTGATGAGCTATGATTTCTACTGGTTTCTTTCTGAACTTTGCCATTTGTTTATGCGTGCCGCGCCCGGTTGGTTAAAGAGTTTTGAAAATTACCAGGCAATGCGATCAAAGCCCGGATTCGTGTATGTCTTGTTTCTTATTACAGGTTTCTTTGTAAGGCCAAAATGCAATCGTACACCAGGTAAGAGCAATAGACCATATGAGTATAAGTGTTGTCATAACTAATAGAATAAATGGATTAGAGATAGAAAGAGCTTACAGCACGTCTTACCGAATTCTTGAACAGCTATCATCATCATGGCACCAGAGAAAAAGAGCAATACGGCACAGCAAAGCCATGGTACGATTCCCCGGATCACTTACCATGGTTGATAAAGTGACGAATAAGACCTCCCTTTGTCAGGGTATACACTGCGAGAGCCAGAACTACCGGTGCCATAACCAGCATATAATTGGCTATCCCTGGTACGTATGTCTGTGTAAGGAAAGTGTTAATAGTGTTCATGATCGTGGATTATAAAGAGTTAAGGAATGTGCGGAGTGTATAAGCTGTTTCTGGCTTAATCGCCATGCCAGCTTTTGCTTTTGCGATAGTAATTCTCGATATGCCAGTGAGTTCTACCGCTTGCTTCATCTTTCCATGTCCCAAAACAGCCTTCGATAATGCGGTTCTCTCTTTTCTGCTGAGCTTATCAGTAACTGTATTTACATTATCATTTTGTATATTTGCTTCGCTATTCATATCGCTATCGTGTTTGATGAATCAAATTTATGTCGGAAAAATCAGACAATCAAATAAATGTCGGAAAAATCAGAAGTATTCGAAAGTGTCTAATAAAAACCAATTGTATTAAATGGATTTCAAAAAGCAGTTACAGGATTTGGTGAAATCTGTAAAGAATGCTTCTAAACAGAATGGCGTTACTTTAAGAAATGAGGATATAGCTAAGCGATTAGGTGTGAGTAGGACGTATATGTCTGATTTATTAGGCAGTAATGCTGATGTGACAGAAAAGAATATAGCTCTATTTAAAGAGCGGTTTAGAGATGAATTGGCCGGGATAGTTCGGCCATCAGAACCAGGAGATCAAGGGAATAGGGAGCGGGCATTAATCAGGGTGTTAATGCAGCGGGTGGCGAAACTGGAATCTGAGCGTCTGGGGATACCGGTAGAACTGGTAATGAAAGATCTGGAACAAGATACCATGATAGCTTGGCGGGATTTGGAGCAAGATGAGGGTAGCCATTAGCCCTTCTAGGCTTTTTCTTAGTGAACTTCTTCATGTGTGGATTGTTTTGGCTATTGTTTATGATACAGATACAAACGAATAATATATTATTGTCCTTCGTTAAAGATCGGCTACTACACCGCAGCATATCTGCGTTGTGGCAACAAGGTTCGAAATAAACTGAGAATAAACTTCAGTCTAGAGTTTCAAAACACGCCATTACCAAAACATTTCATTAATGAGTACCCCAATCCAGTGCCCAAAATGCAAGTCCACGCAAATAACAGTAGATAGAAAAGGCTTCAGTGGCAAGAAGGCCGTCGCCGGAGCCATATTAACCGGTGGTATCGGCCTTTTAGCTGGTACGATTGGCAGTAACAAAATAATTATTACTTGTCTATCCTGCGGGCACAGATTTCGACCTGGTGAAAAGCAGCTACCTAAACCACAAATACAGATAGGTAACGAAGGTGCAAAAGCCATTACTATAATATTTGGTGTTTTGTTTTCATTGATAGGCATAGTAGCATTGTGTTGTGGAGCATGGGTATTCGGCCCGATATTGATGCTTTTGGGGGTGTTTTTTATATCAGCTTTCATTTCATTAACCAAGACAAATATAAAATAAACCACACATGAAAAGACTTTTACTTGGAGCAATCGCGCTCATGGCGTTTAGCGCAGCCCTTATCATTACCCAAATCAGTTGCCAGAAGGACGCAAGCGCTCAAACATCTGTTTTATCTACTCCTAACTTAATTGTCATGCTGAAGATCTTCAATGCTAACGATGCAAGTACGTTTAGGTCAGAAATATGGATTGCTGGCTTAGACGGTTCAAACCAACATAAGGTAAACGTATCTATACCTTCCGAAGAAAGTATAAAAAATGTCAGGTTGAATAATGACGGTACTAAGGTAGTTTTCAGCACCATCATAAAAGGAGATATACACCAAGCCGGGAATGTATACGTATGTACCACATCCGGTACAGGTTTAACAAAAATCATCGATGGTTCAGCGGGGGAATCAATAATCAACCTGGAAGGGGCGTACTAATAAACCTTTATATGCCCGGCAACCACCGGGCTTTTTCCTGTGATGTACTTTCAAAGTGTATCATATATTCAATATTAACTGTATTTTCAATAATATTTGAAAATACAAAAAGTTCAGTACCTTTGAAGCGAATCGAAGGTAAATGGATAAACTATTGCATGTGACCATCTGTTTCGGTCTTATCTCTATACTGGCTCTTATACTTGTGAAGAAGGTTTACCCTATCTTTCATGCTCCCTACTACCTGACACCTGCCACTTTTGCAATCTCCGTCCTGGTATTCTTAGTTATCACATATTATAAATTGAAAGGTTGATATGGGCGCGCCTAAGATGAATCAATTTTGGAAACGACGTACTAAGCATGGTCGGGACAAGCTGTTTGCTTCTCCTGAATTGCTATGGGCGGCGGCCTGTGATTATTTCCAATGGTGCGATACTCACCCTCACATATCAATTGAATTTAATGGAAAGGATGCGGTAGAATGTGAAGTACCGAAAATGAGGGCCTATACTTGGTCTGGACTTGAATACTACTTGGACATATACTCCCTCAGAGACTATAAAACAAACCCAGAATATAAAGATTTTTCACAAATCGTTACGCGTATAGAGAATGTGATCTATACACAGAAGTTTGAGGGAGCAGCTGCAGGTCTTCTTAATGCGAATATAATAGCCCGTGATCTTGGCCTAGCGGATAAGAAAGATGTAACGGCTGACGTAACCAATAAACAAGTGTTTAAAATCGGAGATAAGGAGATAGAGTTCTGATGGGTACGGAAGTATTATTTGAGCCATCGCCAAAACAAATGGAGTTTTTGGAGGCAGTGTTTAGTGAAGAGTTCTTATACATATTGTTCGGAGGGGCGATCAGAGGAGGTAAGACCTTTGCGGGGTTGGGGGCGCTTTTAATGCTTTGTAAAGCATACCCTGGTAGCCGATGGGCGGTTGTAAGGGACACGCTACCAACGCTTAAAAGAAACACTATACCATCATTCAATAAAATCTGTCCTACTCGATACCGGAAGTCTTACAATCAAGATACTCAGACAGTCACTTTTAATAATGGCTCTCAGATTATCTTCTTTGCCGAAAACTACGATGATGATAAGGAGTTGAACCGGTGGAAAGGTTTAGAAGTAAACGGATTCTTGCTTGAAGAGGTGAATGAATTGCAAGAGGTCTCATTTGATAAGGCCATAGAGCGCGCAGGATCATTTATCCCGCCGAAAGGGAAGAAGCCCCCGCCCTTAATCTTGATGACCTGTAATCCGGCTCAAAACTGGGTTAAAACGAAGTTCTATAAGCCGTGGAAGGAAGGCGTTTTAATTGCGCCGTATAAATACATTCCTTCTAAGATCACTGACAATCCATTCATTATGAATGATCCTGTTTATGTGAATCAGCTTAAAAACATGACCAAGTATAACTACATGGTATTCGTTGAGGGTAACTGGGATGTGTCATTAAAGGTTGGAGGAGAATTCTACAAGTGCTTTGAGTTGGATAAGCATATAGGCCCTGCAGTTTACGATCCATCTCTTTCGCTTCATATTAGTTGGGATGATAACGTAAATCCTTACATCCCTACAGGTATATTCCAGATAGCAACTAAAGATAATATCAGAGAAGTGAGGATGATAGATGAAGTAGTTGGTAAAACACCATTGAACAATGTAGAGAACAACTGCAGGGAGATAATCAGACGTTTCCCGTCTCACACATCAGGAATGTTTGTTTACGGAGATGCCACTGCGAATAAGGAAGACACAAAGTTGGAGAAAGGGATGAATTTCTACAGGTTAGTGCTTAAATACTTGGATCAGTATAGGCCAACGTCTAGGGTAATGCAAAGTAACCCTTCTGTAGTGATGAGAAAGAACTGGATCAATACGGTTTTGGAAAAGGAATTAGGAGAAATAAAAGTGATTATAGATCCTAAGTGCGAAGAGACCATAAACGACTTTGTTGGTTTGAAAGAGGCCGCTGGTGGTGAAAAGCTAAAAGAGTATACAACTGATCCGAAGACACGTGTGAAGTATCAGAAGTTTGGACACTTCACAGACCTGTTTGATTATTTCGTCTGCTCAGCTTTTCAAACTGATTTCATGAAGTATCAGAAAGGCGGAACGACACCGAAACCGTCGTTTGGTCAAAACAAGTCAAATAACTCATATTAATACTTTATTGCGTGTCTGTCCGGTGGACAAATCGCATTATCCGTTTAAAAAACATCATTATGGCAATCTTAAAGATCTGTGATAGTTTTTGTAACGACCGAATAGGGGTTAAGTGCTTTGACCTTCTTTTCGATAAGTACGGAGCTCCGGTGACAATAACGACAGGAGAGGACATAATGAACCACGTATCAAGGCTGAAGTTTACCATACCAGGTATCCAAGATAACGATGAAGTGGATATCAGGTTCACCGAGAGGGCGGATAAAACCGTGGAGATGAGTGAGCCGGTTATCATATCCAGGGGCGACGATTATTCACCGGTTTATTTGAGCTGTAAGTAATGTGCAACAAGCAACACCATACATCGATGATATCTGCCCAAGGTCAGGCGCTAAGCCTTCATAAAGATAAAGGCACACCACTACGAAAGATGAGGATTTATGAGTGCGATAAGTGCGGCTGTTGGCATGTAACCAGAATGAGTATTAACCAATTTAAAAGAAAACACAGATAAGCATGCACAAATACCTCATATACTGGACACTTTTACAATTGATACCCTCGTCTCGCCCGGAAGCGCCGGTGGGCGATGCGTATGGCAATCCACCGTCGAGGGTAGTTGTATGCGATACTATCACATTTACTCTAACAGAGCAGCGTTACTATAAGCCATTCAGCACACTTGATTCTGCAAAGGCATTCAAAGCCGGCGCAGATACAACCAAGAATGTAAAAGGCGTGTGGCTTGATTCTGTACTCATCACTAATGCTACGAACCAATGAGCTATCTGACACTGAACGACTATAAACGAATCATTCAGCCGGGGAACTTGGACCAGGTGATAACATCTGATCAGGATCTCCTAAGTGCAGCCGCTGCAACAGCAGAATCTGAAGCCATCAGCTACCTGGTGCAGAAGTACGATGTGACCGCGGAGTTCACAGATACTTTGCCATGGGACCCCGCCGCAACATATAAAGCCGGTATTCGTGCGACAATCAACTTCCCGGTATATGTAGCTGCCACCTCGTATATCACCGGCAACGTATGTGTACAGAATAACAAAGGCTATTCCTGTACGGCGAGTACGACTGGCAACTTTGACCCGGCCGCATGGGTAGAGATTGGAAATGTGAATGACATCTACTACGCTAAGCTTCCCGATAATCAGTTCGACTTGTACAAGTCCTACCGTGTTGGAGATGTCGTATTCTGGAAGAATAACGTCTACACCTGCAAGATACAGACACCGTCCCTAACACATGAAGCCTCTTTGGAATACGGAACATACGAAAAGATTCCACCACCAAACTTCTTTCCAGATGATCCGGCGAATGGAGCTAAATACTGGGGGAATCCTACTGCCTACTCGGTTACTGCTGGCACATTGCCGACAGACACTGCTTACTGGACCAGGGGAGATAACCGCGATCAGCAGATGCTGATTTACTTGCTGGACATTGCCCTATATCATGCTCATACCAGAATAGCAGCTAAAAACGTCCCGGAAAGGATCATGTTCCGCTACATGGGGCGTCCGGAAGATGCCGCCATTAAGGACGGTAAAACTACTTTCCCGTCTTATAGTGCATTGGGTTGGCTTCAAGCTTGTGCGTTGGGACATGTAACACCAGCATTGCCACTGAAGCAACCGAAACAAGGTAGCCGCCTAAGATGGGGCGGGAATGTTAAACAAACAAATTACTACTAATGGCAGACGAATTCAATCAGCTGAAACACGATACAGAATCCATTCGCCAAATGACGGATGAGTATCTCTTGAGCATTTTCAACGCTGTTCTTGCTGAAATAAACAAAAGGCCAGCTCTTGTAGTGACAGAGTTTGCCCGTGTATTAAAATCAGCCGCAGATGGACAGTAATACTAAAATTATACAGAGGGACGCTTCTACCATTACCCCTGAGATACAGGCAAGGTTTGAGGCTGCATTTGGTGTAGATCAGAACAACCGCACACCTGCTCAATGGAGACAACTTGTCAAGACTTATGGCTTTGACGCTGTAGTGCAACGGGAACAAATGACGATGCCAGAAATTGTTATTCGGTGCACGGAATCATTCAGCAAGTCGCTCGGCCGGTCTCTAAAGAAAATAAGACACTAACATGAACATCATACAACGGGCTAAAAATTTCCTGTTTACACCGAATAACACGCCAGGCAAACGCCCGGAAGACGGGAGACGAAACCTGTCGAATATCATTTCTCCGGTGCAGCTGCAGCGTATGCGGCAAGACATGCAGAGCTGGCGTGAAGCGGTGAATGAAGCGGAGCTGGCATGGTATCCGCAAAGGGTAAAGATGCAGCGGATATTCATCGATACAGTGCTGAATGGACATGTAGAAGCCTGCATGCAACATAGGAAAGATCTGACGCTATTACGTGATTTTAAATTATGTGATATTACTGGCAAGGAGAACGAGAAGGTAGGGATGCTATTTAAGCAGCAGACATGGTTCACAAATTTCATAAGCTATGCGCTGGATGCCCAAGCTTACGGATACACTCTGGTTTCATTAGGGGATCTTGTCAATGACTCATTCCCTCAGTTATCAACCGTTCGCCGCTGGAACGTGTCTCCAGATAGATTTAATGTTACTGTTTTTGTTTATTCATTGACCGGCACTGATTTTAGAAAAGATCCGTTCCGTCTTTGGCATGTATATGTACCCACACCATCAGAAAGTGGCGTTAGCCCATCCGGATATGGATACCTGTATAAAGTTGCTCTCTATGAGATCGTCTGCCGCAATCTGCTGGGGCAGAATGTGACGTTCACAGAATTATACTCACAGCCCTATCGTGTTGGGAAGACACCGAAGACAGAAGAAAGTGAAAGAGATGAAATGGCAAATGCCTTAACCAATATGGGCTCTAATGGTTGGGCAGTGGTTGATGTGGACGAAACGATAGAGTTTATTGAAACCAAACAAAGCGGTACGGGCTGGCAGGGATACGAAAATTTGGAAAAGCGTTGTGAGGCAAAGATTAGTAAAATCATTCTGGGGCATGCTGACGCTCTGGATAGCGTTCCTGGCAAGTTAGGTAATGATGGCGAAGAAAGCCCAGCAGAGAAGGCTAAAAAGGCGAAGCAAGCGCATGATAGCAAGTTCATCGAAACATTGGTAAACGAAGAACTCATTCCACGAATGAGGGAAATGGGGATTAATATCCCGGAAGAACTCCACTTTGAATATAAGAACGACGATGAGAAGGAAGAGGTAAGGCAGAAGGAGGATAAGAGCAATCAGGCTACAGCATTGATTGCAAAGACGATGAAGGATGCTGGCTTAGAGATGGATGCGGAATACTTCACAGAACGTACTGGTATACCAGCAAAGAAGATTGAAACCCAAGTTCCGCCCAGTGGCGATTCGACCGGCGATGATCCTCAGGACGAACCGGACGAAGATGATAACGAGTTGCCCGTAAAGGTAAAATTGACTAAAAAGGTAAAGAACACGTTGGAGGCTCTTTACTCACATAAACGTGCTCAATAATGCCATTATCCGTACATCAGGTAAATAGATTGCTGAAGGGCGTGTATCGTGGGAAGTATTCCAGGAAGATACTGCCGGGCGGGTATTACCTGGATACTGCCGGCGAGATGTTACAGGCGGTTAAAAAAGGTTTTGGCATCCGTAACCTGGCAGCTACCTCGAAGTACTTCGAGGTCATATCTGAGCTTTCGGACAATGTTCACATGTTCTCGGCAGCGAAAACTTATCACATGGTCCGGGAACTGGAAGAAGTGAAGAAGCTGACAACGAACTATAAGGAGTATAAGGAGTATGCTGATCAGGTTTATGACAAATATACAACCACCTGGCAGACAGCTGAGGTTGATACAGCCTTGGCAACTGCCCAGCAGATTAAGAAGTGGGAACAGATACAGAATGACATAGACGTGCTGCCATATCTGCGTTACTCCGCCGTAGCCGGAGCATGTGCTATTTGTGGACCGATGGACGGGATTGTACAGCCAGCTGATAGTGCCTTTGTTGCAAAGTTTTATCCACCTAATCACTATTCATGTCTTTGTATAATGATTCAGGAATCGGGAGACACCAAGTTAACTGCAAGCAAACGGGTCGACCAGGTTGACACAGAGGCGTCTGCAAAAATGTCCCCTGTATTCCTTACGAATGCTGGCCAGACCAGACAGATATTCAACAAGGAGCATCCCTACTTTGAGGTGGCAAGAGGCGACAAGAGACTGGCTAAGCGCAACTTTGATTTACCAATACCTGACCTGAATGCCAAATAAATTCAAACTTGATCTGGTCCTGAAAAACTTCCAACGTAGTGAAGGGGCAATGATCACGGAAATAGCCGGCTATGCAAAAAAGTTCTACCTGCAGTCTTTTGATAGGCAAGGATGGGGCGGGAAACAATGGAAGCAGGTGCGCCGCCGTATACCTGGCACTCCAGAATATATGTATCCAAAGAAAAAGGGAACCGGCAGAAGGCGTAAAGCGATCCTCGTTGGTAAGGGCACCCTTCGCCGGGCCGTGAACAACTCCGTCAGGAGTAAAAGCAACACGATGATCAAGTTTCAGGTAGATGTTCCCTATGCAGACATACACAACAAAGGAGGAATTATGAAGAATGGGAAGAGGATGCCGAAGCGCCAGTTCATGGGCTGGTCCAGGGAGTTAAGTAAGGACATCAAGAAGATAATCGATAAGTGGATGATAAAAGCAGTAAATAAGAAATGATATGGCAGGAATAGTGCAACCAATGAGGGATATTCTGCTCAGGCTTAATGCTATTGAGGACGCTTTTCAGTTTGTTCGGGTTTGGAATAACCAACTTGAAAGGATGGAGAAGAGCGAGGATTATGCCTTCCCGCGTCCGGCGGCTTTCCTTGAAGTTATCAATCCAACGGCTTACGACCTCATAGGTGCCGGATTCAGCGCCTCTGACGTTATATTTAGCGTACATGTCATTCATGAGTTGTACGACTCCCAAGACGACACGATGGATCAGAACCTTAAAGTGTTTGACTTACGGGACAAGGTGCTGGCATCGCTGGCAGGATATGAACCGACGGCATGCAGTAAGCTATTCTTTATAGCAGAGCAACAGGATTATGATCACGATCAGCTATACCACTACATCATCGACTTTAAATGTTCCTTTATCGAGAGCAATACCAGTCCGTACGATCCCAATGCTGGTAGGTTTGTCGATGCTCCACAGCCACTTACACTGGTAGTGGAAGAATCTGCCGCCGGACCGGGCGAAATACCAAGTGCACCATTTAATTCAATTAATCAACCTTATAAAATACCACAATGAGCAAAGTCCCTGAACAGGTAATGGATAAACTGCTTCTTCCTGCTATAAAAACAATGGCAGCACCGTTCAGACAAGATCCTATAGAACTATATTATGATGTGCATAAAAGGATAGAAAAAATAATTGAAGCAGCTTATATGGCTGGCTATGCCCAGCGTGATGCTGAAATTATGATCACAAATATTAATCAGGAATAATGGCCCGTACAGTAGACGAAATACAACAACAAATCATAGACGCAAAGAACGCAGCGCCGGAACTGGTTAACCTGAACAGCACCAGTAAGCGAGCAATATGGCGTGTATGGTCACGAGTAAGCGCAACTGCTACAGCATACCTGGAACAGCTGATGGATGCCCTTAAAGCTGCAATTGAGTTATTAATTAGCAAAAGTGCTGCCGGTACTCCTGCCTGGATTCAGGATAAGGTGTTCAAGTTTCAGTATGACAGTGCTAATCCGCAGGTTATACAACTGGTCAACACAGTACCGCAATACCTTATAGTTGATCCAACGCTGAGAATTATAACCAGGTGTTCAGTCACGACCGATCTTAACAACGTTGTTCAGGTAAAGGTGGCAATTGGCGAACCACCGGCCGCTCCTGATAGTTTACAGATTGCTTCCCTGCAGGGATATCTAAATACGATTGGTACAGCCGGTATTACATATGTTGCCGTCGGGTTGCCAGCGGATAAGTTGTACGTAGATGCAGACATTTACTACAATGGTGGTTACGGTGCTGTAATACAAACGACTGTTATCGCTGCGATAAACAATTACTTGGCGGTTTTTTCACTTAACCAGTTCAATGGATCACTGCTCATCAGCGATTTGGAAGCGGCAATCAAAGCCGTACCGGGTGTGCAGGATGTAGTGCTGAAGAATGTCCGGGCTCGTAGTGATTCAGATGTTTTTGCTGCCGGTACCGATCTAGTATTGAACCAGCAAACCATCTCCCGATTATGGCCGACAGTCGCCGGGTATATTGTGGAGGAAGATACCACCGGACAAACATTCGCAGATAGTCTAAACTTTATTGTTATATAATAAACAAAATATGAAATATCAATCATTGGGAACACTTCTGACACTCTCGTTTATTATATTGAAATTATGCAAGGTCATTACATGGTCTTGGTGGTGGATTCTATCTCCCATATGGTCATCAGTGATAATCGGATTTTCCTGTGTTTATATTCTCTATCGAATTAAGAAAAAGGGTATAAAGGATCAAATAGGTACAGGTCAAAAATCAAAGTGGGAGCAAAAGCTCGAAGAAATGAAGGAACGATTAAAGCAAGGTAATAAATGAGCATCTACGACGTTGACTACAACCGGCAGGGAGTAGAGTTACTCCCACCAGACAAACGATTCCCAAAGCAGATTGCTTGGATATATGCTCTTTTAACGCCCTTACAGTGGTTGCGTGACCTTATATTTACCAGCTACCGCACCGGCAGTACAGCGCCTGCATATGCGCCCGGCACCTATGCTAAATACCAGCAGGTGATCTTCAAGCAGGCAGTGTATGTAAGCCTGATAGATAGTAATACCGCCAGCCCTATCGACACGGCATCTTGGCTAAAGATCCAGGACAACTTCTTGGGAGCGGAGCAGCGCGTCTTGTATGATGGGCAGAAAATCGTGCTGGAATATGCATTAAACCAATGGTTTGGTACATACTTCCGGCAACCACCGAATGTCAGTGACATCTACCTTACCATGCATCCCAAGCCTCCATCTGTTTTCGTAATTGGGGGCGACGAAACCAATTCGTCAAAGGTGTATAGTAATAAATCCTCCGAGTACGTAGTAGACTCATACGCTTTCACTCCATACTACAATATGACCATCAATGTACCTATCGCAGTATGGACTGCACTGGATACGGTGGTTGCCAACAGAGATAAGTTCGTAAGGTCATTTGCCGACCAGTATGTAGTCGCCGGCATTATTTATAACATCGCAACATATTAAAATGAAAAAGTTAGATACATCCCCGATTACCTCATCTATAGCGTTCCCGGTCAAGTCAGGAACATTGGATCATATTCAATCCGCTTACCAGGAAGCACTGGCGCAGACGACAATTTCCCTTATCGGGTCAGCATACGATGCAACGAAGTGTTACATCCTTTACGGACTTGTTAACTCCGGGGCTGGACCTGTTTATAATATTACATCCGGCGCTGTATTTTATGGCGGTGAGGTTTTCATGGTCGATGCCTATAGCGGAACAACATCAGGATCAAACGTCGTTACCGGAGTAGTTAGTACAACATTCTTCGCTGCGTCAAATGCAGACCCTGTTACATTCACAGATGGAGTAATTCGGAATGTCCATCAGATTCGGAAAGTCGTGTTACAACTTGGGCTTTCAGGTTCCGGGATTGCGGATTATAACAATTTCCGAGTGATCAATTCTTCTACCAATATAGGAGTTGGTGAGATGAAGATGTATGTAGGCTCAATTTCCGACTTTGACTCAAACGGCCTGGGCGTTGCCGCTAATGTTCGTGGTTGGGCGATCTGCGACGGTCGAAACGGCACGTATGACATGAAAGGTCGCGGTCCCATGGGATATGACCCCCTGAATGCGAAGTTTAACGCCGTTGGTGCAAGAACAGGGGGAGAGGAAACGCATACTCTTTCGGTAAATGAATTACCGTCGTTTAACCCAGTGGCGGATAATACTGATTCTTCCGTAAATATCGTAACCCGGAAAGTTGGGCGAACAGGAACGTTGGGATTGAACAATACATCTGGTTATGAAGATGTGGTAGCAACACTCGCTACCATTGGAGGTGACCAGCCCCACAACAACCTGCACCCGTACCGTACCGTACTCTTTATCCAGCGTATTTATTAATTAAACCGTATACCTATGTCAGAAGGGGGGAAGAAAAGATCATCTGCATTAGAGAGGGAAGTAAAAGGTTACCTGAAACCTGGTTACCTGGCGCTCTTTCGTGCTTATATAGGCGTTAATGAAATGGGGAAGAGCGAGGGTTTGAATGTGATCATTAAACGCTTCTTTGATACCATGCCACCTGATGAAAAACTAAGGATTCTCAATAAGGACAGAAATTCTTATTGAGAATCCTATTAATCATTTTTTGACAATGTCATATATTGATTCGTATTTAAAGTGAAAAGTATCGATTTCTTTGCAATGTGGACAAATAGTGTAGACGTCCTCATCATCGTTTTCATCTTCAATTATCTCTCTAATTGACACTTTGTTTCCACAATCATTACACGGTATTTGTGTGTCTTCGTATGAAAATAAATATTCCGGTTCCGGTAAATGATAAATCAACTGTGAATTTTTATTGATTTTATAAGAAATACCATCAATCTTTTTGAGTAAACCTATGTCATTCGGATTAAAAAGGAAACCAGAGCAATCATTTTTTGACCATTCAGTAATTATAACATTTCCCCCATCTACAAGGTGATCTGGCAGTTCTCCCCTTATAGTAAATGATACTTCCGCATTCCCATATACCACTGTCTGGGTGTTGCCAGCATTTGGATTCTTTTTTATAGTACTACGATCAATCTTTATAATGGTCATATTATTTCATTTTAAGATCTTTCCCGGTAAGGGCGAAATAAAGATTCTGAAGCTGGTGTACATACTGACAAGGAACGGGAATATTATAGTACTCCGAATTCCCCTCCGCTGGCCAAACAACAGCATGAGTAACTTTAGAAAATCGCACTTCGATTGACCGGCCTTGTTCATCATATTCAAGCGTCTGCCGTATAAATCCGAACCTTTGTAACCATTCCTCTGAAAGTGGAACGGGAGACAATTTGCTCAATGAATCTTTAGAACTGCCATTTGAAGCCCCGTCATAATCCCAATAGACATTTTCATCTTCGTATATGTCAGAAACGGTTCCTTCATAGTAGCTTTCAGGTTCTTGTTTTGAACCTTGACACAAATAGTTCCCTATTCTCAATTCAGCCGCTTTGATCATAGATTTTGATTGTCTTCAAAGATACGAATAGTATCCTACATCTGACCCTTCCCCTTTTCTCAGTTATACATTTGTTTTAATGAATTTTCTCTATACCGTAGATCCGTTTGTCGATGAGCCGATCATGCTCATAAATCGTCACATAGGAATGGACGCAGAAGATGGCATGGGCATCATGGGAGATCTCTTCCAACAGGAATTGTTAGCCCTTGACGGTATGGATAAGAAAAGAATTCAAGTTTGGATTAACTCACCTGGTGGCATCGTAATGGATGGCTACAGTATCTACAACGCAATCCTCAAAAGTAAGACCCCTGTCGATACCTACAATGTAGGAATAGCTGCAAGTATAGCCGGTGTAATCTTTATGGCTGGCCGCAAACGCATTATGAGTGACTACGCATCATTGATGATGCATAACCCATTTGGCGGCACTGATAAGAAGCAACTGGACGCCATGAAAGGCAGTCTGGTTACAATGCTTTCCGCTAAATGCGGAACAACCCCTGAAGAAGTATCCTATCTGATGGATCGCACTACCTGGATGAATGCTGCTGAATGCCTGGAAAAAGGCTTCTGCAATGAAATAGAGGCCACTAGTGATCACAATAAAAAACACATGCCGGCAGTAAGCGCAAAAGCGATGTGGGCTGAATCCAACAACATTCTCAATAACATTTTCAAAGTACAAAACAATATGGACGCTGTTATCTCAAAGAATACAGACCTATCGCTGATTGCGAATTATCTGGGCCTTAATACTGAGGCTACCGGTACATCCATTCTCACCGAAATGAAAAATAAGGTGAACGCTGAAATTCTGAATCGCACCAAAGCCGAAGAAGAACTGGACAAGTTCAAAAAGGAAATGGACAAGATGAAGAATGACATGGAGGAGATGGACAACAAGTACAAAGCGAAATGCAAGGAGTACGACGATATGCAGGCGAAAGCAAAAGCTGAAATGGAAGAAGCTGACAACAAAGCGAAAGCTGCGGAAAAGGAAGCTGCTACCACTAAGGCAAAAGCAATGGTCGAAGGGTTTGTTAAAACCAATAAGATCAAAGCTGATGCTGTTGACAAATGGACCGCTCTTGCAGTGACTGATTTCGACGGTATCAAAAACATGCTGGAAGAACTGCCAACAAATGGTAAATCAGTGCCAATCGATGCTGCCGCACAAAATGGCCTGAAAGACGGTGAGCATCCTACCAGTGCTATGTACTACATGGCCAATATCAAAAACAACATTAAAAAAGCTAAATAAGCATAACCATGTCTTTAGTGATAACCGATACCGCGTATGCGGGTACATTCGCCAGCTACTTCTGGCTTCCTGCCACCTTCGGTATGGATACTATTCAAAAGGGAGCTGTTTACGTTCAGGATGGCATTAAAAAAGCACATACGATAGGTCGCATCGACTTTGCTCAGCCATTGCAGAAACGAGCAGCAACACCTACTACATCGGGGACATTCACGGTATCTGGTCGCGACCTAGTACCGCAGGACCTGATGATATACACCGAATTTAATCCGCGTGACTACGAACAGCATTGGTTGGCTGAACAGCTTAGCCCTACCTTATTGGCCCGTGAGCTTCCTGTTACTGCTGAAAACTACATGATGCAGATTGGCCTGGCTCGTGCGATGGAACAACTGGAAATAGGTATTTGGCAGGGTAGTAAGGATTATACTGCAGAACCAGGAACTCCCGGCAATGGGCAGATTTGCTTCTTTGACGGATTCCTGAAGAAAATGGTAAATGACTCCGCTATTTATCAGGTGCCTTCTCCTCTGCCGTTAACTGCGGCAGCTTCCAGTGGATCTGTGTATAACATCGTAGATGCGATGAACGCTTTGATCAACCTTGCAGCTACCAATAAAAAGGCATTGTTGTCACGGGCTACCAGATATGACCGCCTGAAGTTCTTTGTGTCAATCAACACTGAACAAATCTACCAGACATTCATCACCACCACCCAGACATTCAAAGGCGTTAACACTACTGAGCGTGGTATTAACAAATTCAAAGGTTATGAAATCGTTCCTCTGGCTGGTATGGCAGACGATACGATTTTGTTCTGTGAAGGTCTGCCTGAAACAGATTCCAATCTGTACGTAGGTATGAACTCCACGGAAGACAATAACCTTCAGTTACAGCGCCTGCAAGCAAACTCAGAGCTCTTCTTCCTGAAAGGGTTGATGAAGTACGATGTTGAATATGGATTCTCTGAACAGATCTTCCTTTACACAACTTTGACTGCTGCGTCTTTCACCGTATAACCTGGCAATAGCCATCAATTCTATAAGAAATGAAAAAAGCAATTCTTTTTCTTTTTGTATCGCTGATAGCCCTTGCCGGGTTTTCACAATCGACCACACCACGATTCGGAATCACACCGAATGCTGACAACACAGGCCGTGCGCTTAATTACAAGTACAAGGCATTTGTAGATGCAGCAGGTATCGATAGTGTGAGCATTACCCCCAATGCTTGGGAAACACTTTACAATGTTACGTTGACTGACACTCTATCCATTAAGAGCCCCAACGTTACATTAAGTTACTACGGTGACAATATCGTAGTGATGATCTCAGCAGCCAGCGGAACACCAAGATTGAAATTCGTCGGTGCAAACTGGATCACAGCTGGCCCTATCACCTTATCAACCGGACTACGCGCAAGCATACGATTCAAATTCGACGGCACAAAGTGGGTCGAAACGGGGCGCGTCGTTCTCTAAAATCTGACTCATGAACATAGAAGGTTTGATATCAGTTCTGGAAGCGAATGAGACGATCACGAATGTGTATTTCGACAAAAATGGAGGGTGGCTATTTGTACCAAACAATTTACATCCAACGAAAAAAACAAGAGAAGAAGTGATCAATGCATACCTCCAGGATGCTCCACCGGCAGATAATGTCGAAGAGCCAAACGCGGATTATCAACAGGATGCTCCACCGGCAGATAATGTCGAAGAGCCAAACGCGGATTATCAACAGGATGCTCCACCGGCAGATAATGTCGGGAAGATCTCCAAAAAAAGTAAATAATGGCTGGTCTTAATGACATAGTTTTTATAAAAGGTCAGGGTGGTTTAGGCCGCCCTTTACCAGGTCAGGACTTCGTCAGTGCCTTGATATTTTATTCCTCTACCTTACCTTCTGGGTTTACCACATCTACAAGGATACAGAAATTCTATTCTATTACTGACGCAGAAAAGGCCGGTATCCTGACCAACTACGCTGACGAAACAAAAGCCACCGGTGGCTACACGGTCACGGCAGTAGGCTCTAATGGCGACACTGTTAACCTCTCTGTAATAGAATTGTTTGGCAAGTCTGTAAGCTTGGGTACATACACAAAGGTATCAGGAGACACGACACCAACGGCCGTGGCGACAGCAATAGTTGCTATCATCAATGCTGGCACAATTACCCATGGATATACGGCTGCCGCAGTAGCTGCCGTTATCACTATCACGGCAAAGCCGGGATTGGGAATTTTCCTAAACAGCGGCACCCCACTGGTAGCCACAGTAACTGGAACGATAGCCGGGACTCTGGTTCAGTTCTCCGGGGGAACCGCATCTAAGACAGCCGTACAACATTACCACATCAGTGAGTTCTTCCGGGTTCAACCGCAAGGTGTGCTGTATGTAGGTATTTTCTCTGTACCAGGTTCTTATACCTTTACGGAGATCAACACAATTCAAAACTTCAGTAACGGCATCATCAGACAGGTTGGCGTGTTTAAAGATACCGCCGCTTATGCTGCTGGAGACCTTACTGCAATACATGCGGCTTGCGTAGCCTCTGATACCGTTCACAAGCCCATTTCTGCGCTTTATGCCGCTGATATGAAGTCCGTATCAGATATATCGACCGTATCAGACCTCTCCGTTTTATCTGCCAATAAAGCCAGCTCTATCATTTCACAGGATGGGGCAGCACTCGGCAATACTTTATTCTACACCACTGGTAAATCAGTAACTACCCTGGGGGCTGCCCTTGGCGCTGTGGCTCTTGCAAAGGTAAGTGAAGATATCGCATGGGTAGCTAAGTTCAATATCAGCGATGGCACCGAATGTGATTCGTTAGCCTTCGCCAATGGAACGCTGTTTTCAGATGCAACAGTGACCGACAATCTTCTGGTGTCTTTAAACAACAAAAGGCACATCTTCCTACGCAAGTTTGTTGGAACGGCCGGTAGCTACTTCAATGACAGCCACACCGCAATTACCCCTTCTTCCGATTACGCTTACATCGAGAATAACAGAACTATTGATAAAGCCATCCGCGGCATTTACAGCTCTGTACTACCAAGCCTCAACGGACCAATCCAACTTAATTCTGATGGCACCCTGTCAGACGTGACCATTGAATATTTGACAAGCCAGACTGCAATCAACTTGGACCAGATGGTAAGGGATAGTGAGTTAAGCGCCTACAGTATCACAATCGATCCGACACAAAATGTGCTTTCTACCAGCACCATCATCATTGCAGTTAAACTGCTGAGTAATGGAGTGGCAAGGAACATCCAGGTACCAATCGGATACACAAAATCAATTTCATAACATGGCAACACCTCTTATCAATGGAGTGAATTATAGCTGGGCAAATATCACAGTTGTTCTGTTTGGTGTGCCGGTTGTTGGCATTACATCCATCAGTTACAAAAGGAAGCTGAAGAAGGAGAACAACTACGGCGCAAATAACCAACCAGTCAGTCGTGGATATGGTAACTACGAATATGATGGTGACCTGGAGTTGTATACTGATGAATGGAAACGCATCATTGCAGCCTCCCCGAATCGTGATCCGCTAATTATAGCACCATTTGACATACAAGTGGTATACGGCGGTACAAGAATGAACGCGGACCGGGATATTCTTCGCTCTGTGGAGTTTATGGAAGATCCCCTGGAGGCAAAACAAGGGGACACTAAACTGATGGTAAAAATCCCTCTTATCATAGGGATGATTGACAGATAATAACAACCAAAACAATGACAACCGAAAAACTAAAGAAGCTCAGTAAAGAAGAAATTCAGACGAAAGCAGATTCGCTTTCCAAAGTTCATAATGTTAAGGTTCATCCGCTTGTATTTGAGGAAGAAGAGTCTGGTGAACAAATCATAGGTTTTATTAAAGAACCTGCTCGTCTGGTAAAGATGAGGGTACTTGACAAAGCACTGACTAGTCCTATCTCAGCAGCCAGCGAATTACTTGATATAGCTATCATCAAAGAAGAAAGCGATGCCAGGATACTCAGTGAAAATCCTGAACATGATAAATACTACCTGGGTGCTGTAATGGCCGCTATGGGTATTATCAAATATAGTCAGGACACCTTCAAAAAAAAATAGAGGAATATAAGATTGATGAGAGTAGTAGCGAAATCAGTCGTATAAGCGCATTGATACGCTACTACTCTCATTTTACTATAGATACTGATAGTCTTACTGATGATCAGTTATTCAAGACCTGGGGGCAACTCTGGTATGCTTTGGAAGTAACCGGGCAGACAAAATCAGAATAAGTGCATGGCTGAAAATATCCAATATACACTCTCTCTTAAAGATTTATTCTCGAAAACCATCCACGATGCGGATGGAGAGGCGAATAAGTTCGAGGGAACTATGGGTAAGATTCAGCACACATTGACTGAAATCGGTGCTGCTGTAGGCATTGCCTTTGGTATTCACAAGCTCGTAGAATTCGGCACTGAATTGCTGCACATTAACGCGGAGTTTGAAGGATACCACAACGTCATTAAATATGCTTCCCTCGGCACTCACGACGCAGCTGCAAATACCGAATATCTGGAAGATGCAATCCGCAGGCTTCATCTTCCAATGAGAGAATCATATGAGCAGTTCTCAGAACTGCAGGGAGGGATGTACGGAACTGGTATAGAAGGCCAAAAACTGCGTGATACTTTTGAGGGTATTGCCGAAGCCTCTTTGGTGATGCACATGAGTGGCGATCAGTTCAGCAGAACCGTATATGCATTAAAAGAGGTCGGAGAATTAGGCACATTGCAAACAAGGCAGATGAGAATGCTTGCAATGGCGCTTCCTGGTGCTATGAACTTAGCAGCTGAGTCTATGCATATGAACTCTTCGAAGTTTCATGATGCGATGCATGAAGGTACAATCAAAGCCGGGGAATTCCTGCCAAAGTTTGCAGAGAAACTCAAAGAGCATTTCGGTTCAGGCCTGAAAAATGCAAGTGATAGCCTCATTGCAAAAATGAACGATACGCAATCTGAGTTTATCAGGCTGCAGTTGCAAATGGGAGAAGACCTGCGACCAGTATTTGTGTCCATAATGCAAACCATTATTGACTTGGTAAACAAAATGAAGGAGCTATGGAAATGGTTTATGGAGCACAAGTCAATCTTATACGATATAAAGGAAATTTTAACTGTTTTGATTATAGCTTGGACGACGTATAAAGCCGTACAATTAGCGTCCTTGGCAATAACAAAGATTAATGTAATGTGGGAGGGTATACAGTTCGCCTCCATTACCCTTTTGGGCGATGGGATGCTAACGGCTAGTGCAATGACTAAGCTTTGGGCCGGCGCTCAGGTATTGTTGAATGAGGCTTTGATCGCTAATCCTATTGGAGTGGTTATTATGGCAATTGCGGCTTTAGTTGCGGCTGTTATCCTGGCTTATAATCATTTCTCTTGGTTCAGGGCAGCCGTTTGGAGTACATGGGCTGTTTTAAAGGAATTTGCTTCAATAGTTGCAACAATCTTTGAAGCGCTCTATCATACTCTGCATGGGTTAATAACTTTTGATGTAAAGGAAATGTCCTTGGCCGGTCAAATGGAATTGGATGTTATGAGGAATTCTGCTCATAGACTTGCTGAAGCTGCCAAGAGCGGATGGAGAGATGGCATGGCAGATTTTGCAAAGGATAATCCTACACCTGGGCTAATCAAACCAGTTTCTAAAGATTCAGGTATTGCAGATGCACCTGGACATGCTCCAGATAACAGCAAAGGGGCGACTTCGAAAGTTTCAGGACACAAAACTATCAACATTAGGATCGACATAAAGAACCTTGTTAATAGTCTTAATATAAATACTACGAACCTTAAAGACACCACCGGTAAAATACAAGAACATGTAACCAAAGCTCTTTTGAGCGCTGTTAATGACTCTCAAATTGTGGCTGGACAATGAGCGCCTTAGACAACATAGTAATCCCTACATCATTTGCCATTGGCAGCACAATTATCCGTGGGTTTCAGATCCGGAAGCAATCTGCGCAGAAAACTAATAATCCGTATGAAGACAATATCAATCAAACAGATAATTCTGACAAGGAGTTATACAGGTCTTTATTAAATACTCCCGTAGTTAGTAATCTGACTTTTCGCGGGGATACTTACACGGACAACTCAGGAGTAGTAAAAAACTTTGACAGCATCACTTACGAAGCGGTACTGCTTAATGTGTCACAGGCAAAGAAGATCATAAAAACTGAGATACAGGGTAGAGATGGCACGGTGAAGGAGTATATCGGCATGGACGATTACCAGGTGACTATAAACGGTATTATCACCGGTCCGAATGGTAAATATCCTTACGAAGATGTTAGAGCCTTAAAAGACCTGCTGGATGCCCCGATCCCGATTGTAGTGATATGCCAGTTTCTTCAAAATCTTGATGTGCACACAATCGTGATAGAAAACTATGAATTGCCTCGTCAGGAAGGAGGTTATTCGTACCAGCAATTCAGCATCACCGCAATAAGTGATGTGCCACAAGAATTACGAATCAAGAATAATGTATAGATGCCTCACATATATAACAATTGTACAAGTCCCAACGGAAGATTTTCCGAGCAGGACGAATACTCTGTTTTTTGATTTCGTCAATGAATTTACTTCCAATGACACTTGGGACTCATTAACGAATAAGGCAACATTGATTTTCCCCAAAAACATTTATGTAAGGGATCAGTATAACCGGCTTCTTTCATTGGGAGGAACCAATAAGAATATTGGCGGCTTCTCTACTGATACACCAATATTCCTGCGTGGGGACAAAGTTACTATAGAAGCTGGTTATCGGTATTTCGATAAGGCAAATGGTGAGATATCTGACACGGCGGTTATGTTCCAAGGCTTCATTTCAAAAGTAACCAGTAAGAAGCCTATACAGCTGGAGTGTGAGGATAATATGTGGAAGTTGAAGCAGATACAAGCACCAAATAAAGTATTCCCTGGTAAGACCTACACGTTGGAAACAATGTTACGAGAACTACTCCAAGGGACGGGCTTTACGGTAAATTCTTTGACTGACACCAGTATTGGAGATTTCAGAACACAGAATGAAACAGTGGCCGAGGTTTTGGCCAGACTGAGGAAGGACTTTCACTTTGAAAGCTATTTCCGTGGCACAGAATTACGAACAGGATCATTGGTATATATCGAAGAAGAAGCTATAACAAATACGTTTGCCTTTCAACAGAACATTATATCAGACGAACTTGATTACCAGCGAAAGGACGATGTATCACTCAGCGCGGTAGCTTATTCAATCAACAAGTTTGAACTAGAGGGAACGACAAAGACCGGTCATAAGAGAACAAAGAAAGAGCGCCTTTCCGTGTTAGTGTATTTTCAAAATGGCAAGTTTCAACAGTTCATCAAGCCGCCAGGAGAAAAGGCGGACTTCCCGCCAAATACGGGCGGTGAGCGCAGGACGTTGTACTTCTGGGATGTGAAGAGCACTTCTGAATTGGTTACCCTGGCACATGCTGAATTGCAAAAGTATTACTACACTGGTTTTAAGGGCAAGTTTACAACATTCGGGATTCCCTTCGTTCGTCAGGGAGATAATGTGATACTAAAAGACCCTCTGCTTCCAGAGAGAAATGGAACGTACAAAGTTAAATCCTTGGAATATAAAGGAGGATACAATGAAGGTATAAGGCAAGTAATTACACTCGATTATAAAATAGGATCAGATAATGGGAGATAGGGCAATCATAGAAGCTATTCAGAGAATATCCGGCAGTCAGCTATCTGACAATGTTCACATTGCAGCATGCACCGTGATTAGTGTTGATGTCGCAACAAGAACTTGCGATTGTACGGAAATCACTGGGCAAGCAGGAGTAGATATTCCGAATATCCAATTGCAAGCAGAGGTTAGTGATGGAGTGCTTTTGATCCCAGCAATAGGTTCAACGGTACTTGTGACTTATTCAAAGTATAATCCACCGTACGTCTCTATGTTCAGCGATCTTGATAGAATATTCTTTATTGGCGGCGATGCGGCAATTGATATCAAAGACGATACAGTAATACTTAACGATGGCTCTTTCGGGGGATTGGTTAAGGTCACAGATCTTGTTACAAAGTTGAATAATCTGGAAAACCTATTAAACGATCTGATACTAAAGTATAACCTGCATACCCATCCCGGAGTACAAACGGGAATTGGTACGAGTGCACCAACTATTTCGCAGGAAACAGGGAGCCTGATACCTACTATGACAGATGATCTTGAAAATAAAAAAGTCAAACATGGGATTGAATTATGATATCGCGCTGCTGAACAATGACCTGCTTATCGACAATGGCGACTTTGCGATAGGAGAGTCAGACGAGCAGCACATTGTTGATACAATCAATGCGTTCCCTGGCTGGTGGAAGGAAGATGCTCCAGATGGTGTCGGTTTATTGCAATACATCCGCTCATCCGGAAAACAGCAGGAGATAGCCCGGTCCGTTAAGCTGCAGTTGCAAAGTGACGGGTACCAGGTGAGCAACCCCACGATTACGATTGATCCTGACGGATTGATGATTATAAATCCAAACGCAAAGAAGAACTGATGCAAAACTATATGGCAGTGGAAGGACAGAGTTTGTACGATGTGTGCTTAAACACATACGGCAGTCTTGACTTCCTGTTGAAGTTGCTTCAGGACAACAGGATATCGGACATAAATCAATACCCACATAGCGGGCAGATATTTTCGTTTGACCCTGCACTGGTTGTTGACGAGGGAATATTCCGGCAGCTGATTGTAACAAACACCAGATATGCCACTGCCTATAGCAAGCTGGGATCTGTTTACTATACAGTAGTAGATTCTGGCGTTAAAGGACCGCCTAAAAATAATTATAATCCTCCACCAGATCCAAATGACATGTCATATTCATATCAACAAACAGGCCGGTATGAGTATACCGCATCCGCTAATGGTGAAACAACCATAACATTAACCGACTTGGTTAATAAAGACATTCTTCAAATCGAAAAAGAAATTATGCCATTGAAAGATAATCAGTGGTTGTGGAATAAAAACTCCGCCACCATGACTCTTCAAAACGGAGCGGCCATGTCTGCTGGAGAGACATTATTCATTCTTTGGACGCAAATGATAACAATTACAGCATGAGAAAGATCATAGGGCTTTTACTACTATTAGGAATTTCAATTGCTGGATATGCCCAGTCATACCAGCCAATCAGCACTTACGGATATCAGTGGAAGCGCGGCAAATTTGATGTAGCGCTATTGCTTCCACAGGGTACCGGATCGACACTGCCATCCGATAGTGTGCGGGATGGTGCTATTCGTTATAACCCGTCTACTTCCTCTTTGCAAATTTGGGTGAGTGGCGCGTGGGGTAATATAACTGCCGGTGGATCTATACGCGCATTAGATTCTGCTCGGTTATCAAACGATACCCTGTATTTCCGATATAAGACTGGAGGGGAGCTGGCGGTAAAGCTGAATGACATCAGGACAGCGTCCCATGGTTTAACTAAGACCGGAAATGACGTAGCCTTAGGCGGAACTTTCGGGAGTGACGGTAATGACATCACTATCTTAGGGAAGAACTATAGTGGCCTGTATTTACAGGGGACCAGCGGAACAGATTACAATTCTGATCTGGCCACGACACAGTTGCGCGTTTTTGGTGGCGCGATCCAAATGCAGGCGATAGATAGAACCGCCGGTAATTTAAGTCAGCATTCATTCTCTACTTCTGGTATAACCACAAATAGCACGAAACCTATTAGTTTGCTTTCATACAATGGAGGCCCCAACAATAAGTTGCTTTTATCTCCTGACTCAGTAAATATATATGGTGGGGTAATCAAATTTAGTGGCCCCCTTCAAGCCTACAATTTAAGGAATAATTCCGCTGGGGATAGTGTACTTTATACTGATAGCCTTGGTAGGATTAAACAAAAGTTCGTAATAACAACGGGAGTAGATTCAAATTACGTGAAGAGTGTCATGAATGTAGATACAGTAGCTACTATAGCTGCGATGCAATCCTATAGTGGGAGAGCAAATGTATTGGTGGTGAAAGATACTTTAAGGGGAGGTGTTTTCATGTCCAAAGGATCTGGGATAGTAGATAACGGAATAACCTTTACGGGCGCTGCTGGGTATTGGACACGAGTTGGCGTGAATAACAATGCAGCCAATGTGTTATGGTACGGTGCGATACCAAATGACGGCGTCGCTGACAATACAGCTTTTGCAGCCGCTATCGCAACAGGAAAATCTGTGTATGTGCCGGATGGAAAGTTTTTAATAACAACCAATGTAGTAGTCCTTAAGGATGGACAGATGATATATGGTAACGGCCCGACTAGTATACTATACACTACAGTGCTAAGCCAGATTCGACTTGTAGACATGGGGAATAACTGTATAGTAAGGGATTTGATGTTTTTAGGTACGAATAGTATAAGTCCTACGAATCCTTACTCCACGACTGCTGGGTCGCAAATCGGCGTCAGGCTGACTGCTAAAAACAAAGGGTTAGTTTCTAACTGCTACTTCAAATTAATAGGAGCAGGATTTTACGTCGACAACATTGTTGGGAATTTACATGAAGGCTCAACGGTTATAGGGTGTAAGGCGGACAGTTGTTTTAATGGTTTCTACAGTGGGACAAGGGGTGAGTATATAAACTATATTGGATGTCACGCTTATGGCTGTACCTATGGGTTGCATATTATCGCCGGTAATAACACATTCGCCAGTGGGTCATTGACAAATAACCAGGTAGGAGTTTGGATAAAATCAGACCGGGGTAATGACGCTCACGGTAAAGTGGTAGGAAGTGAGATCAATCACAACGTAGACCACGCCATTATCGTGGACAGCACTTTGAATAGCTTTCTATTCTCGGACAATATGATTTACTTTTCCAATATTTATCTGAAAGATGTAATCAACGGAGTAAGGTTTATTAACAATGATATTTCGAGTGTCGATAGTATTAAGGTTAGAAATTGCACCAACATTCAATTCATTAATAACGCCATCATTAGTACAAAACCACAGATGCTTAAGAATTGGAATGGTGTTGATAATACCGGTACGCTAAGTGACGTTACCATGTTCAATAGCGCTTATCCCAATATAACCTCGTACGCTGATATTACTCAGCCTCAAAATCAGCTTAGGAATGGATTGAATGTGAGTGGTAGTGGTAATTTTTCAAATGGACATGTAAGTGCCGACAGCGGATTGATTGTTAAAAGAACCTTTACTAGCTCTGACCAAAATATATTGAATGCTCAGGATTCTGTAACTTCTGGGGGTATTAAATTAATCAATGGAACTTTAGCTTCCGGTCAATTTGTACCAACAATGATAGGGGATGTAAGGTATGATAGTTTGGGGACATCTACCTATAGGAATTTATACCTTCAAAGTAAATCGTATAATTCTGACACTACAGGTAAAACTTTGTCACAACAACATGTGGCAATGTCGTCAGGGGGACTATTAGCAGTTTCTATAAATTTAAATCAGCCCGTCACCAATAAGGTTTTACCTAGCACATCTCTATTTCAAGTAGGGAGGACTTTATCCCCAACTAATATAAAGATTGGATACCGGATGGGAGGTGATTTTAATGCCCAATTGGCCGGTAAGTTTGCTATAGGATATCCCTTTGCGGTAAATGACCTTACGGACGATAACCTCCCACAATTTGTTAAGGTTTTCCCCAGCGGTAGGGGCCTAATGGTAAATGGTACGGCTTCTGGCGGTGTCGCGGTAAGTGATAGTGATTTTGTTGTGAAAAAACAGTTGGACAGTTTGCGCACTGGCACGGTATTAAATAACGTGCCCCAAAACGCTAACTTTATTCTATCTGGGCCTACGACTGGTACTGCTGCAAATCCTACATTTAGATCACTGGTAGCAGCCGATATCCCCAATATAGACGTTTCCAAAATAACCACTGGTACCTTACCCATTGCAAGGGGTGGAACAGGATTAACATCACTGGGATCGTCATTACAGCAATTAAGGGTAAATGCAGGAGGATCTGCATTGGAGTATTTTACCCCCACAGTGCCAGCGCAACTTGCTGGGGCAGTGAAAGATTTTTACGCTGACGCTACGAGTGCAGACAGTTTATACCCTTATACAATTCCCTCGTCATATTTGGCAAATAATGGTGATAAAATAAAGTTTACTTATGCGGGAACCTTCTCCTCGGTAGCCACCTCGCATATTGTCGGGCTGGCAATTGCTGGGACGTCGGTAGCCAGTATGTCTAACGGTGCTACATTAGGAGGCAATTGGAAAATAGAGGGGTACGTAATACGTGTTAGTAACACTGTAGTGCGATATACTGCTAATCTATTTTTCGATAATTCAGGAGTTACTACCAATGCAACACTCAATTCTGTTGGAGAATTAACAGGTTTGAATCTAAGTGGTAATGGTCTTCGAGTGGTTGTAACCGCAGGAACACCAAATAGTAATGTCACAGCAAATATTGGAAGTCTTATATACATTTCAGCAGCACCATAAATCATAAACCTTATATCATGCCAGAAACAAAATTCGGTTTAAACCAGCTCAATAACAAAACACCCAGATGGGCAAAACAGGGATTTTACTTAGCAACGGCCGCAATTGGTGTCTTTACGTTTATAGTATCTGGTGATCCGGCGATACCATCTCCAACCACTGTTAGAATCATGCTTTATCTGAAGGCATTGGATATGTTCTTATTGGCCCTTTCGAAAATGTTCGGCTCAGAGGAAGCCATTAAGCCGGAGATTGAGTCAACCGATAGCGAGACAGTTTCAGATGTAATTGGCGATGGAACCAGACCACCAAAAGGCCCGAAATGATCAGGCAGGCACACATATTATTATTCCTGCTGGTTGCCGGCCTTATGTGTTTTTACGGCGCACACAAGATGCTTCAGTTGCGCTGGATAGATGATAATATGTACTTCCGCATCTACGGAGTTGGTTTATTGCTGTGGTCCTTCCGGCATAGGATGCAGACGATCTCGCCCGCGGACGCGCTATGTGCAAATATCGTGATGTGGCTGTGTATTTTTAACGTGATGGATGAGGTAATATCCAATACTCCCGCTGCACCTTATAAGCCATACATCGCCTCAATAGTAATTATTATAAGTACCGTCTACATACACAACAAGAAATGCAGGAAGGACATGAAGAGTTCAAGGAATTAGTGTATAAGCTGGCAGTGTATGTGCCTGGCGTAATACTGGGCCTTGCTGCCAAGCTGAGCAGAATAAACCGAGGGAAAAAATTAACCGTGAAAGAAGCATTATTTCAAACAAGCGTTGCCTTCTCCACAGCATGGGTTGTATGGTTTCTTCTGGAGTACTTTGGATATCAAAAGCTAAGTGCTCCCGCTGCGGTGGTTTGTGGACGGTTTGGAGATGAAATGATGATTTTCATCTGGAAGTATATTAAACTGAGCGCGCAAAACGCACTAATCAGTATAGAGAATGTTTTAAAATCAATCAAATGAAAAAGGTAGTTGACATTGTATATTTTCTATTTATGATGTTCCTGGCATATCATATTGTATGTGGGTTATGCGCCTGTGCTACTGTGCATAAGAACAATTCATCTTTTCAAACGGAAGATAAGTATGTGGACACCAGTCGCCAGGAACATCAGTATCAGACGGAAACTGTAACTGAAGAGAAGAGCACAGCAGCGATAACTACCGCTGCTGATAGCGCTCAGACTTCTGGCTATATGTCGTCTGATGATACGGCCGGATATCAACAAGATGTAGAGACGGACGGCGTAAGCCTTACGACAACGGTCTCCCCGAAGATGAAAGACGGTAAGATTACCGGTTACCAGGTAAACAGCAAGGCGGTAGCCAAGCCTAAGACAGTGGATATTCCGATTGATCGAAAGGTCACGGCTAAGACAAACGGCACAGATAAGCAGCAAACGGGCATTACAGCCGCCAACAAAGAAACAACTACTACAAGTACAAAAAGTGTATTTCGGTTCAATCTTGCCGGTGCTGCTGCCATTGTAGGGGGAATAGTAGTGATCCTGCTGTTTCTGTATTTCGGGGGACGTTTTAAAAAGAAGATAGATGAAAAATAGTTATCCGGAAAAACCGGAAGTAAAATATCAGAAGACCACGGTGGAGATGGGGGCTGTTGTTGCTTTTCTACAATCATTGCAAATCCCTGTGGAGATAAAAAGATCAGTATACATCATTTTTCGGAATGAATCTGCCAACGGGTCCAAGGGGTTAAATAATAACTATGCGGGGGTACAGGCCGATTCCGGCAGGTGGCCTGCTAAATGGGATGATGAAATTATAGGAACCGTATCCAAAACGGAAAATGGTACTAGTAAGGTAAGATTATTCGTCGCCTTCCGCGCCTGGCAAGATAGTATCAACTTCCTTATTGACCGGGTCCAGGATCGTGGCTTGTACGTAGGTGGATACGCAAGGTTGGTTGCTAAAATGAACATCACCACGGCGACAGAATTAGCCATTGCTTATAAACGTGACTGGGTAAAAGGGCTGAGAGGTTATAACCCAACAGAAGAGGAAGTGGCAAATTTTCTTTCAATGTATAAGCAAGCTCAAAAAATATTCATATGACTTCAACCAATGTTATCTCTGCACCTTACGATTTGGTTGTACAGCGTAATGCATCCTTTGAGATTTACTTTAAGTTCAAAGATGCCGATGGCGCTTTAATTAACCTGACAACTATCCAGGAGGTAAAGATTGAAGTACGTAATGTATCGGGTTCGTTAATGACCTCTTACTCACTTGGTGATGGCCTCACGGTTGACACTGGCGACAATACAATACTTTATATGGCGAAGATTGACAGTGAAAAGAACTTGCCAGTGGGGTGCTATAAGTGGGACCTGAAGATCACTGCAACGGAAGGCCATAGCCAATATCCATTGAGAGGAAACTATAAATCAGTAAACTATATAACTGAATAACATGACAGATATAGTAACAGTCGTGGTCGGTAATGTGCTCCGTGCCGGCGCAACAGGAGTGCAAATAGTAGATGCGCTTACGTCAAGCTCAACCACCGCTGCACTTTCCGCGAATCAGGGTAGAGTTCTGGCGCAACAGATAGCAGACATCCCTACCGGTGGAGGAGGTGCTGTAGATTCTGTTGCAGGTAAGACTGGTGTAGTTACACTTGTAAAGGCTGACGTGGGGCTGGGCAATGTAGATAATACCTCAGACGCCAACAAACCGGTGAGTACTGCGCAAGCTACCGCAATAGCATTGAAGATTGATGCAAGTAGCAAGGGTGCGGTCAATGGCGTTGCATCCTTGGACGGTACTGGGAAAGTTCCAACCTCACAATTACCCTCATACGTTGATGATGTTGTTGAATTTGCAAATTTAGCGGCTTTCCCAGGAATAGGGGAAGCGGGGAAGATATACGTTGCAGATGATACCAATCTGACGTACAGGTGGAGCGGGTCTGCTTATGTAAGAATTGCAGATGGGGATGTATCATCTGTCGCTGGTAGGAAAGGTGATATTACACTGACTAGTGTTGACGTGGGGTTAGGTAATGTTAATAACACCAGTGATGCTGCTAAACCGATATCAGCCGCCACGCAAACGGCACTAAATGGTAAAGAGCCTACTGTCGCCGGCGGCAATGCCTCTCAATATTACCGTGGAGACAAGACATTTCAAACACTGGATAAGACCGCAGTAGGGCTTTCGAATGTGGACAATACCAGCGATACGAACAAACCAATATCCTCGGCTACCCAAACAGCTCTTAATTTAAAAGTCAATACTGCAGCAATGCCCACGACTTATGTAGGAGCAACATTGCCTTCTGATTTGACACCTTATCCTGATGGCACCTTATTTATAATCGGTTAATGGCAAAGAAACAACTATACATTAAGTCTGGCACCGCTGCATATGATGCAATGCTGAAATCGGTCAGCAAGAAGTCTACCACGGCAATTGGTTTCCGGGAAGGTGATCTGGTGAAGGCTGGTGGAGTGGCCTATCCTATCACCCGGTTTGATACATTGCCATTCTATTTGATTGGATCAGGAGCAAATATGATTGCCACCTACCTGGCAAATGCAAAGACTCTGTTTACCTCACCGGTGGTTGTCGGGATGGGTAGTTCAACTATGTTTGGCCATGGGCTAAGCTCCCCCAACCGGTACTGGGATAAAGTCACTGCATGGTTCACGTCCAACTCTACCAGCCCTACTCTTTACAATATTGCAGTTGAAGGAATTAATTCTGCATCCATGCAGCTGACGTCTGCCGGCGGTACCGCGGGACAAAATCTTGATTCTGCCTTAGCACTTAATCCTACAATGATTATATGGGATGAACCTACAAATTGGGCCACGTCCTATGACGAAAATCAGCAAATTACTTATTGGCTGGCGGCATTTAATGCCTGCCTTGCTCGGGGTATTCTGCTGTTCTTTAACTCTGCTCGTCCCCGAGGTAGCCTGACTACTTCACAGCAAACACGGTTACGAGCATTCAATACATTGCTTGCTGCTCATCCCACCCTAAAATATGTTTCAAATATAGATGGAGACACCTTCTGGGATACTGCTACAACTTATGCTCTCCTTTCAGTATATGACCAAGGAGATGCGACACACCTTACAGCAGCCGGGACTACCATATTGGCAAATGATACGGTGGCAGTTTTGCAAAAAGTTTTTAGACTTGCCACAGCTCATCAAAGCATAGAAGTTCACAGAAGTACAGACAATGTAACCTATACCTTGTTTGACAGCATAACAGATTTCACAAACTATAAAAAGTCGTATTCCCATCTTTCTGGTTATTACAAATCAAGAGGAAAGCTGAAAGACGGGACCTACACGAATTTTGGGACGGCAATACAAGTTACGAATGCTTCGCCGACAGCAAATGCGGGTGGTAGTCAGTCCATTACTCTTCCTACCAGCACTGTAACCTTAACCGGGTCCGGATCGGATACCGATGGAACAATAGCTGCCTATCTGTGGACAAAGATCAGTGGACCATCTGCAGGAACGATCACAAGTCCAACCAGTGCCACGACTACAGTCACCGGCCTGACGATAGCCGGTACATACGTTTACCGGTTGACCGTGACAGACAATGAGGGCGCAACTGGGTTTAACGATGCATCAATTACTGTTAGTGCGGCAGGGAATATATCACCTACAGCAAATGCAGGCGCAGATCAGACATTATCTGCTGGGGCTACGACCGCCACACTTTCTGGGTCAGGTTCAGATAGCGATGGTACAATTGCCGGTTATGCATGGTCCCAGGTGAGCGGGCCGAATACGGCCGGTATTACTTCACCTAGTTCAGCTTCCACTGGTCTAACCGGGTTAATCGCTGGGGTTTATGTTTTCCGTCTTACTGTTACAGATAACCTGGGCGCAACCGGTACAGATGATGTACAAATTACAGCCGTAGCAGCTGTGGGGCAGCGCGTGTTAATTGACCTCGGCGGAGATGGACTAGTCGATAACGGCCAAACGGATGGAGGGGTTATGACTCCAACCAATCCAAGCACAAGTGCTGGTTCTGCTCTTCCTGGGCAAGCCGCAGATGGTAAATGGTGGAATAATATAGTTTGCTGTGTGGCCGGCACAAACAACGGAACTACGCTGGTTGACTATCCAGGCGCCACATATCCTATCACTATTAATAGGAATACGTTAGTTGACATTGCTAATACAGGCGTGACGGGAATGTCATTTACACTTGACAAGCGCCCCAATGGAACCTTTTCTGCTGTAGATTACTCCTTGAATTACAATGGGTATACCGCGGCGGCAATTACCGACTACCCTATATCTGCGGTCAGGGATAATCTATATCTCCACTCAACAGCAGGTGTGGTCACTTTAACATGGGTTATACCAGCCGGTAAAACGGGGAGCATAAAATTTTGGGGTAATAGGACTGAAACGACTACTTCAAACCGGTACATCCAGATAAAGAAGAGCACAGACGCATCATTTACCTTAGAGTATAACGCATCAAATAACACCGATTACAATACTGCGATAACATTTAGTGGGCTCACCGGTACCGTAGCATTCAACATGCAAGTGAAGTCAGGTAGTACATTCGGGCACATCAGCATATTTGATATTACCCTCACATAGTAAGAGTTTAGATTTTGGTTGGTAATTGACGGCCTGGGTTTTCACCCGGGCTTTTATTTTGCCTCCTTCATTATGAATTAGCAAGAGATATTTCAAAAAAGGGGAAAAATCCCCTGCCTGTACAGGTTTTTTCCCATTTCTGCCGGCAGTACCTTTGAATTAAATCAAACATTATGAAACAGTTAGAAGAACTTGAACAGCATGTATTGGAAGCAAATGCACTCCTGATGCATGAAAGTTGGTTACAAATTATTCCGGTAACTGAAGCGAAAGGCGCTTACCGCAGAATGATAGGATTGAGGGCAGCTTTGTTAGATTCTATTTTTCATTTCACCGAAGTTCTGGCAGGGTTACAAATAAAGTTTAACGTGCAACCGGATAAGGGCGACATTCCTAATAATACCATTGACAGAAATGGCAGGTTGTATTCTGCGGAACAACTCTTGGAGATTCGTCTTCAGGCATTAAATCGGGTTGCTCAGCCATCAATTGTTGAAGATGTAGTTAAATATCATCGACTCTATGTCGACGAATTGAGGTTACAAATAGCTAGTTTGATAGTAAGGGGTAAAAATACGATGTAGTGCAGCAATTGGCACTCATTGGTTGTGTATCACAAAAAGGCGAGGCCAGGTATCCACCTGGCTTTTCTTTCTCTTAATATTTGTAAATACTAAATTTTATAGTAATTTACTAAATAATTTAGTATGTCTATGTTTCTTGAAATCAGGTTTGTTACGAACATCCGGTTAACCTCATATGTATTTGGTGGCAGGAAAGGTATTCGATATTTTGCCAGGAAAGCAAAGAGGTGTATATGTTAGATATTACAATATTTGCGGTAACTGGTGATGTGAAATGGATTGTAGTACTATCCTATGTCGGTGTAGGTGGCGGACATTGGCATATAGATATCGATAAAGGGCATCATGGCTCAATATTTAAAAGAAGAGGAGAGTGGACTTTTGCTACGAATCACGACAGTGAACTAACAACAGATGATCTTCAGCTCATTGCGCAAATAATAGACGAGTACATCCGTGTTCTGTGGGAGAGCCATGAGGCTCCGAGAGTAGGCAACAACTGGCGATAAGTAAATCGAACAGTTATTTTGGCGCAATAATGGCGAACATTGCATATAAAACATTGATTATTAATGGCATAAGATTCCTGTTCTGGGCACTTGGGTAATCCCCGTAGGTACTGTTGATGCAGTGTTTACGGGGATTTTTCATTATATTGCCGTTCGAAAAACATCACATTTTACCACCTTTTACCGCCTATTTTGGCGAACAATTGGCGAACGTTATGGCGAACACTATTATTATTTCCACAAAGGATTCGCGAGACGGATCTAAGGTATGGCATTATTTCGAATGGGGGAAAGGTGCCGGCCAGCGCAAAGCTACAGGGGTATACACTTGGGCAAAGCCTAAAACAAATGAACAGAAGGCATATAACAAAGAGGCACTCTCCATTCTGGAAGCCAGAAGATCTCAGCTCGTCATAGAAAAGCAGGCAGTAGCGAGCGGCTACATACCGGCCCACAAAGTTAAGGACAACTTCTTTGACTACTATCAAGAATATGTTACGAAGAACGAACGCCCCGGGAACCGGAGTTTGTCAGCAAGCCTTGCTGCCTTTCGGAAGTTCATAGGGAGGGAGCGTCTGTCAGCTGGAGATATTACAGAGAATCTGTGTGAAAGATTCCGGGCCTACTTGCTGGACAATCTCCAAGGAGAAACTCCAGGTGATTACTTTATGAGATTCAAGCGCATTATGAGGGCTGCTACAAAAGATGGGTACTTTAGGGTTGACCCGGCTGAAGATATAAAGGTTAAAGTGCACCCCAGTGGACAAAAGGATATTTTAGATGCAGAGGAATATATTAAGCTGATGGATTACCCTTGCAGTAATCAAGAGGTTAAAAGGGCCGCTATATTCAGTCTTTATACTGGCCTACGGTGGTGTGATATTGAGCCGCTGGACTGGACTGATATTAAAAAAGATTCGGTGTTGCTGAAAGCTCAAAATAAAACCGGATTTCGAGTTGAGGTACCTTTGCATGATATTGCAAAACAAGTTGTTTCATCCCCGGGTACTGGAAAGGTTTTTAAACTGCCGACACAGGATGGAGCAAACAAAGTTTTGAAAGCATGGGTTAGATCAGCAGGGATTGACAAACATGTCACCTGGCATTCTCTGCGACACTCTATGTCGGTCCTCCTGCAGGATGCTGGGGTTGCTGTAGCGACAGTAGCTGGGCTACTGGGACATACTTCCAGTAAGTATGTGCACAAGACTTACCAGAGATACCGGAAGAACTCAGGAGAGGAGGCGATAAAAAAACTACCAGGGGGCTCATAACTTCATTTTTTTTACTTTCTCTGTGATATTGCTCGGGGCACCGGACATCATTCTGTCCAGTGCTTCCCGGCTATAGTACCCAGCATTGTTCTTGTAGATACCAAATTCATCGCACTTTTGAATAAAACGGGTACGTTCCAAATTGGTATATATATAAGCCTCTTCTGGCTTCAAATAAGGCTTAAAGCATATTGCGATAGCCTTCGTAATTAACTTTTCGTCTTCTTTCATTTTTTCACGGTTAATATGTTATTAACTTCCTCCACCGCCTTATTTTGTTCGGCAGTAACTTCAAATTTGTCAAATACGTATCCACACAGCAATCTTGCATCTACTGTGTCTGCGATATTTGTATTTGCCTGCCAATAGATTGGCTGTCCTTTTGAAACCAGCGTCTTACTACAAGTAATTAAGATGTAGCATTCGCCAAAGTAGATCGTACAAGCCTTAGTAATTAAATATCTTATTATCTTTTTGATAAGACTTTTAAATTAAAAACAAACCTTACCCCAGCCACGGATGTTGAACATACCATTCTCCGATTCCCATGGTTCTCTGACCTCATCCTGAAGTGGCAGAGCCTTCGTCTTAAAAGGAATTGTTATTTCCCCTTTCAGGAATAGTGAGAAGGAGTGATTACGGAACAGATCACCGCTTGCAATGAATTCTTTAAGTTTCCCATATGCAATATGTTCTCCCTTTACCGCCTCAGTCATGCTAGTGTACGAATGCGCCAATTCCCCTTTACTATCGTATTTATATACCGATTTGCAGGAGTTAGGCCGGTAATTGACTTTCTCTTTTATTGCTGTTTGCATTTGAGCAATTGCTTTTGTAGTTTCCTAATTGTGAGTTTGAGCTTCTTAACTTGGCTGATCCTCCGTTTCTTCTTGCCAGTGTCGTAACATGTGCACCAGTCGTCACCATATATTACAGCTGACCAGCAGCCGGGAATGCGATATCGTTTGCCTTTATGAGTCGTCCAGCAGCATCTGTTGTAACCCATCAATTGTTCCTTGGATCAAATGAACTGAACATATATGACATTTCTGACGCATCTACCGTGTCTACTCTATAGGGGAAATCTGTATACCTCTCCCCCGTGAAATTGAGAATAAATTCTACGTCTTTTAATGTTTTAGCCAATATCCGAGTGTCTGACCAAACCACCTTCGGCTCCCCCGGAATATCTCTAAACTCAGTAATAACAGAACATACCAATAATCCGGTTTCTGTACGATCTGGTTTTTCAAATTGTGATTCTTCCATATTATTTATCAGTCTCGCTTCCGGAAGCGTTTAAAAAATGTTAAAATTCAGCGTATATGTCGGTACAATCTAATGCACCGCCTGTTGCGTACTTACCGAATCTGTCATTGAATTGTTCGTAATCATCCTCTTCTGCATTTTCTAAGAGATCATCGAATTCTTCTCTCATTTCAGCAGGAATAACGTACCAGTGTCCGTCGTTGTCTTCTACAGCGTTTGCTAGTTTCAATTTTTGAATGTCCATATTTTTAAATTGCCTTATCGCAGGCGAGCGTTTATTATTTAAATGTGTTTCCAGTTTCTACGCTGCCTCGCGTGAGTTATAGTGCTCTCGCTAACATTAAACCTTGCTGCATAATATTTATCCGTTTCTTTTACAGTTCTTATTAATAAAACTTGATCTTCTGTAAGCTTGCAACTGCTCGAATTAATTCCTTTTTGTTTAATAAGTCCAGTACTATGTGCATGTTTGGTGTTATCAATTAATGAGGCCCATTCCAGGTTGTCTATTGAATTATCAAGCTTATTCCCATTTTTATGATTAACTGTGGCAAGGTTACACGGATTGGGAATAAAAAGTAAAGCAAAAATCCTATGGATGAACATTTTACTTTTCTTCCCGTTTAACCAAAGCTCTACATACTTATATCCATACTCACTTATTCTGACCGTCTTATATTTCTTTTTATTTTTGTTATATACTTTTTCTTCAAAAGAAATAGAATATACGTTTTCAAATCCTGGAATATTCCACATACTATTACTCCGTGTTACGCTGCGGGGCGTTTAGTAGTCTGGCGATGCAGGCCGGTTCTAAATAATCACAATTTTCCCCATCGTAATATCTGGTAGCATCGTCGGAATAATCCACCCTTTCACATTCACAATGCTTACATATTGAGACCATCTTATTTAATTCCTCCCACTCATGTCGCTGAACCGTTTCCATTTTCTGATTTTTTACTGGTTATGCAATCGGGTTCCCTTACCTGCCAGTCTGATTTACCTACAGGCATATAACTCCAATACCCATACTCAAATTTCTTTTTGCATCCACAGTGGTCGCAAAAGACGTATTGTATCTCTGGTGAAGTATTATTATATGGGCCTCCCCAAATGTGTGTTTTTTTCTGTTCCATGTTCTGGTTTTTTACTTATTAAATACCATTTAGCAAAGCGTTCAAGGTTATTTTTATTACACCAATTTTTAGCTGCCTTTTCGGTCATGAATCCGAAAGTAAAATCAGAGTCATTGCTAACCCATTTGCCGGATACAGAAAATTTATAATTAACGTTTTTCTTTCCGTGATACATAACTAAATATCCCGGAGCGCCGGGGCGGTTTAAAGTTTTACACCTCTACCCGGATACTTACCCGGTGATGCCTTTTCGGTTTTAGCCTGTCCTATATTAGGAAACCACGTAGCCGTGTCGTCTACAACTAAGACATAACCTGTTCCACGCTCCTTTCCGCCTTTTAGTATTGCCTTTCTGCTTTCAGGGCAATTTTCATTGTACACTTTAACTGGAAAAATATGTGTCATTTCTGTCGTTTGTGCTCATCGGAGCAGATTAAATAAAATTCGTGAGTTGAGCTGAGTACGGCAAGTATAACGGGTGCCTTGGTTCACCATTAATTGTTAATCCCATATGGTACAAGTTATCCCGCCCTCGTAATAACTTGACTATTTCGTTATATTTTAGGCCAGGCCAGCGATCTTGATCATTGATTGCTGAAATATCAACTCCATTAACACCCCAAGCGCAAACTATTTTACCACACTCTTTAGACAAACTTTCAAGGTGCCTGATATTTTCCATCATCCAATCTGGTACATTTTCGGAATTCCAGCCCTTGTAAAGAATTTGGCCACTTAACCATGCATGAAGCATTTTTGGGCACGTTTCCCTGTAAGGGAATAGATTGCCGACATGAAATCCACCTGCTCCCCAGCGCTCAGCGAACCCTATTAACCGACGAATGGTAGGGTCGTCCTTATTGGCATCCGCAATACTTGGATTAAGCATGATAAAAAGAACCAATGGCTTACTTACATCCCATATACGTGTGAGAGTAAATCGAAAAAATCCATCTGTGGAAATTGTTGCTTTTCTAATGTTTACGCTTTCCATTTCTCTTCGTTTGATGGTGAGTTAATTAACCGTGCCTGTATGATCTTCCGCAGGTCGCGCAGGATGTACCTTCAAATACCATTGGCGTTGTCCCACAGAAAACACATCCAATTTCTTTATCCGGGCTGACTAGCGCTGCATTTGATGGTTGTTCAACGTTAGGTGTCAACGTTGCTTCCGGCACAGGAATAAGGCCGCGTTCAATCCGTAATGTGTCCCCTTTTTTACAATATTCTGAGTACTCTATTTGGTCGCGTTCTCCGTCAAACGCGAGATCCCATGCAGCAGTAAACGACTCAGATTCCCGGCGAACTGCTATGCGGGCAGCCGTATATAGGCCACTGATGATATTATCTGGCATAATCATACCAGCATTTCCATACCCTGGATATTCGGCCTTAGCCATCTCTTCAGCCACTTCGCGGACGTGTTCTTCGTGGGTCATATCTTACCGGCCTCCTGGTCCGGGATTCTTACTACTTGGCAACAACCGTGAACCTTTTCTGGGTGAGCAATACCGCTCATACGGGCTATGTCCTGGCTCGTAATTTGCAGCGCTTGCCCGCCATCGGACAAAACGAAGCTGTTCTCTTCTCCGGCTATCTTCCGGATTAAAACTCCGCTGGGGAGTACTTCTGATTTAAAGTCACTCATATCTTTTTATGATTTTACTTGTTAAGCTCGTTTTCTACCTGACTGCCTGTTTCTTCTTCTCGGCTTACTCTCTTCTAGATTAGGTACCGGTGCCGTTGACCTTGTTACGCATTTAGGTGCTGGATAAAGGAGTTTCCCTTCCATATGATGAGAAGTGTCACGGGTTGCCTGCGATATCCGCTGTTCAAGCGGACAATGAATGCAGCGCCTAACCAGTTGCTTTTTCTCATTTAACCCGACGGATTTAAATTCGTGCTTTGTTATTTGTCCTTTTCTTGCCATGATTAATTATTATATATCAAATAATGTAGCCATAGATCCAATTATTTCAGCCTCTTTGCAATTCTTAACCGCTATATTAAAATAGCTTTGCTTAAGTTCAAATAGTATGGCTTTGCGTTTCATCTTAATCGCCTGAAAAGCTTCACTTCCAATGCCGCCAAATGTTGTTAGCACTGTATCTCCTTCATTCGTCCACAGGTGGATTCCCCTTTCTATAGTAGGCAGTTGTAAAGGGCATATATGCTTCTCGTCATTGTTGTCCCGAGCAGATCTGAAATTCAACGTATTAGAATAGTTAATGTCATGCCATACCGGAGATGCGTATTTTTGCCATAGATCCACCGGCAGATAGTTCGGCTTATTAGAATCGATGTCCTGATGAATGACAGGATGAAGATGCTCCCCTGGCTTTCTAAAAACCATTAAGTAATCAGGCAACCCTACCCGCGACATGGATGCATCTTTCTTAATCTGCTTATGTAATAAGCCCAGCGCTTTCGTACGTTGCATCTCAACAACCGGATCTTTCCATATGGTCACTCTTGAATGATATATGAATCCCGCATCTTCAAATACATCTCTGATCATACCAGAAAAATCCCTCAATCCTATATATCCTTCTTTACCCTTTTGAACTGGAAGGTCCATGCAATGAACAGCTACATTCCGCCCTGCCCACAATACACGATACAGTTCTGGTACTAGATATCCAAAGTGTTGAATAAATTCATCATAGTTTTTGCTATTGCCCATATCTTCAGTGTGGGAACTATAAGTGTATAATTCCGCAAATGGAGGGCTGAATATGGAGAATCCCACGCTTTCATTAGGCAAGTCCCTAATGAGTCGCACACAGTCCCCACGACGGAGGATGTAATTAGCACCCTTTACTTCCTGAATGTCTTGTGCAATTTCAAAATGTGTTTCACTGAATACCTTATTCATTGCCTCCTGCATTTCGTTGTACATATCTTCCTGTTGTTTTTGTTTTTTACGGAAAACCTCAATTACATTTTCCATTGTGTCAGTAGTGATGAGATATGCATTAACGGTAAACTTTTGCCCAAATCTTAAAAATCTCCTTATAGCCTGATATATTGTTTCAAATGAAAAATCAGGCGAAGCAAATATTGTATTGTGGCAATTTTGATAGTTTAATCCAAATTGTGCAATCTTTCCTTTTGTTATTAAAGTTTCAAATTTGTTCTCTGCAAACCCCAATAACATCTTTTCCTTATATTCCGGGGAGTCACTACCTCTTACTTCAATAGCGCCTGGCAGTAGTTTTTTAAGGAGCTCTCCCTCTTCATTTTGTTTGATCCAAATAACAAATTTTTCATTTTCCTGAGATATTATTCTTGCCGCTTCGTCAAGACGTTCGATAATTGTTAATTTTAATTCAGAATTAAAATTAGTTGCGGATACTGCAATTGAATTAAACAACCCACTACCTTCCCGGGCTGATGTCTGGATTCTACATTCGATAAGATTCAGTTTTGGTAAACTATATCCTTCATCTGAAAATCCAATATCAGACGGCTTTGAGAGCATTATGGCCCAACTGCACATCCAGCGATAGAAATCTTTCTTTGCATGTTTCTTAAGTCTCCATTTGGATGTGTCTCCACCATCATGAACGAAGAACATTGCCAACATTTCATTTCTGCTCATCGCCCCAAGAAATTCGGAATGATTACCAAGCTCCATTGGGTCATTTGGGCTTGGAGTAGCAGTGCATGCCAGTTTGTAAGGAGTATCTGCAAATGATTCTATAATCAGATTCCTATAAGCTCCCTCAAAGTTTTTAAGAATGCTACTTTCATCAAGTACAACACCTACAAACAATGCGGCATTAATGTTACTTAGTTGTTCATAGTTAATGATGTATATTTCTGGCGGCAGTTCTTCAAGAGTGTACATCTCAGGAACAAGACGAACGATATTATATGAGAATTTAATAGCTTCCTTGATTGTTTGACCTACTACGGCCAAAGGGCATATGATAAGTACGGGCTGAGATGTGTATGTAACTATGTTGTTAGCCCATTCCAGTTGTTGAATGGTCTTCCCCAATCCACAATCTTCAAACAACGCAAATCGTCCTCTCTTTAATCCCATTCTGACACAAAATCTCTGAAAGGGGAATAATGATTGATTAATTTGAGTATCATCGATTTCAAATCCTGAGTTAACCTTTGAAATGATCTTATTCTCAATGAATTCCTGATAATCCATTTTTTATTTTCTTTTTAAGCGTGATTTTTTAATCCCCATTTCCCTGGCCTGTTTGTCATGTACCTCTACCCAAAGATTACAGTGATTGCAGCATGCCATCATATTATCTTTATCCAGCAATAGTTTAATACTTGATTTCCCTTCCGGATGATGAATGCCCTGAGCCACGCCAGTACAGCCAGGAGCATGTACTGCACATTGCTTACCCACCCATAAAGGCCTGGACTTCTCCGCATATTCCCGATTTGCCCGCTGCCGATTCTTGCTGAACTGGGCGATCTTACGAACCTTCTTCTCCTTTGCTGGTTTACCCTCGTTCTTCAGCTTCAGACGGTATATCATGTAGTCATTCATGTAAGTGGCTTATATTTCCTTAATGGTAATTCCATGCACTTTCTTCATAAGCCGGCGCTTCTTCAAGTAAACGCGGGTCCTAAATCCTTTTACATCCTCAACTACATGTTCTCCAGTTGCTGTGATGATATACTCAAAGTCAGACTGATATATCAGGGAATGAGTACCGCCTGGATTTAGTTCGTATTCTACTTGCATCTTCAGCAACCCGATTACACCGGCCTTTAACAACAAGCGTAATTCTTTATACCTGTTTGCCTCCTTTACACTGTCGAATACAATACCGTCTACTTCCGTCTTGCTGTTGTTGTACTTACTTTTCATCTTCGGCTTCTCCACCTCCTGAAACACATGCTGATTAAGTACGGCGCATGCTGTCTTCTTCAGTTCCTCCAGTGTTGGTAAGCGTGCTTTCATCCGTTGCCTTGGGGAATGCTATAATATGGATAGTTCGTATCTTCCATGTCAGTTCTGAACAATGTATCTAGTGTTACATCAAAGTAATCTGCAATCAAGACCAGGAGCTCACAACCTGGAACTGCTTTCCCGGCTTCCCACATTCTGAATCTTGAAACCTGTACATCCAAATCAACGGAAGTGTCTTGAATACTTAATCCCTTAAGGATGCGCATGTAGCGAAGGTTCCTTGAAAATATTATCCTTGCATTCATCAGTTGAAAATTTTAGTTCGTCCCTCTTCTTTCAGTTTCTTCAGGTAATCGAACAACGCCAGGCGCTTTGCATATGACTTTACTAGTGTTTGTTCTGACATGGGTATTGCGTCATTCATGTAAGAATCCATCAGGGTGAGCAATTCGTTCTTTTCCTGCCGGCTTACTGGCGGTGCTGCTATTTCCTGTTCTCTGATCTTTTGTGCCTGATCGAAATACTCTTTCTTCTTAGCTACTGTTAACTGGATTACTCTCTGTTGGTCCAGAACATCATAGACCATGTAAGCATATTCCACGCTAGCAGATGAAAACTCTCCCGTGAGATACTTCCGGTAATACTCGTTTGCAAACTCACGGTTGCTTTCTTCCTGTTGCTCTTTTGTTGGTACCGGTTCTGGTAATATGTTTCTTGTGCCCTGTTCAACGATCTTACGGGCTAATTTTGCCCTCTTTTGCATGTATCGATACAATACGCCGCCAACATGATCTAGTGTCAGATTCGGACCAAAAAGCTCTATTTTCTCGGTTTGTTGCCCCCGTCCATTATCACCAGGTAGTTGTCCAGCTGCATTGAGCGTAAAAGCCAGTGAGACTTCGCCAGGTGCCAGGAAGTTATAGTAAGTCAGAACAAATCGGTTAAACATCTTGGTAAACTCCAAGGAAGTGCCTTCATCAACCTTTAATCCGGTTGTTAAAAGGATTTCTTTCAAAGAGTTGCCCATTAACGCCACAAGCGATTGAGACGGCAGGTCTTTAATCTTCGTGCTGTTGGCGTGCTGCTGCATCCAGATCTCTGACGAGTTCAGCGCTAGCGGCGTCAATTGCTTCGATGCTACTCGCAGTTGTCTGCTTTCTTCCTGATCCATTTTTCTTTTCGTTGTCTTTGTAATTGGCGATGTAGTTATTTGCAAACGACCGCCAGTTAAAGATTTTTGAATACCCTTGCATCCATCCTAATCCTTCATACTTGTTCCAAAACTTATTTGCCATTTCCTCGGTACCTCCCGCCCCGGTCATGAACTGAATAACAGCGTCAAGCGGCGGCCCTACATTTTGCGGGGGGGGCGGCGCAACGGGGGGGGATTTTTCATTAGAAAAGTTTTCAGGGTCTCCGATCATTTGCTGAACGGGAAGTTCTCCAACTCCTTTCCCTTCCTTTCCCTTCCTTTCCCTTCCTGTGATGCTTGCACCATGCTTGCACTGTGCTGGTATGGTGCTATAAGATTCTTTGACGTTAGGTTGCTGATGTTTCAAGAAGTTAACTATCTGAATGATAGATAGTTGTTCTTCCGGCTGCTCTGGGGATAATACCCTGTCTGTGACATTTACATTAACCTTGTACCGGATCAGAAAGCCTTTTTTTTGTAATTCGTCAAGTCCCTTATTTACATCGTAGTTGTCGTAAGGGAAGATCTCAGCTTTCAACCTTTTGGGACGGTCCATCAACCTACCTTCTCGATCTGATTGAGTCCACAGCCCTATAAAAAGTAACCTTGTCATGGCAGGCATCTCAGCTATATCTTCATTTTTGAAGAATTCAGGTTTTATAGTTCTTATCCTTGCCATAGTATTTTATAAACTACAATGAATATTCTGCAACCCTTTTCCCTGTCTTAGTGGTGATCATCCGTGTGGTGATACCCCAGTCCTGGTTTCTCAGGTCTTTAATGCGGCCGCTCAACCGAAGGCAGCCAAACTTGTGAAGCGCCTGAATAGCATTAAGTGTTCTACCAGACCTTAACCAGGCAAGTATCTTCTCTGTTTGTGATTTCCGATGTGACATAGAATACTAATTATGCTGTGAACAATTGTTTGCTTCCTATCCCTTTACCCTTTGTTCCTTTCTTTTTTATAGAGGTCCTGTGTGTCTTAAACATCCTGTTAAAGATGCCGACATACGCCTCGTGATGCTCGTGTGTCACTGGGTCTAGCAGCTGGTATATAGGATCACCCCTTCTACGAACCAATGCTAATATCTTCCTCGTGATGGACTTCTTACCATAAGAGTAGGTGACTGTTTGACCAATTAAGTTTTGCATGAGGTATAGGTTTAAATGGTAAAGAATTAAAGTTTTATTTTTTCGGATGGCGAATGCAGTTCCCGGAATTTTGATTTATTGTAAGACTTCCTAACTTGACGTTCTCCATATCGTTCGCTGTACTCTAAAAGGTATATATAGTTAGAGTCAATAGGATTTACTCCATCATGTGTTACTATATCCTTATACTTTGGACCGTCATTATGTGGGCCTAAAAGTTGATTGACCCATTTACCAGTTTTTATACATTCAAGAACAGATCCTTGTTGCATAACATTGTGTTATTGATTAAAAGTTGCCATTTCCTGCTTGCGCAGACTAATTAGCGTACGAAGGAGTTCAATTTGATATTTACAGTCTTTATCCTGCTGCTCAATCCAGTTAACCAAGTAATTAAGGTCCCGGCACTCTGCCTTAATAAGCTCATTCATAACTGACGCCGGCAGGCTGCTACGTTTTGCGTCTTTGAGTTGAGTAAGGATACTTTCTTTTACAGCCTTATCTTTCCAGTATTTGGCGTCAGCGAGCATCTTGCCAGTAGTCGCCATAAGGGATGCGATATGAGTAGCGCGGGTTGCTAATGCTTCGGGATCGTCTGACGGGACCTCTGTTTTAATAATTGGCGCAAATTCAGTTGCCATCTTAAAAAGTTCTCCCGGAGATATAATGCCTGATGCCTGGAACATGATTATTTGATTTGTAGGTTTTTACGTTCTACTATGCTTGCCCCAGGTATTTTAATACCTTGCTTGAGAGCGTCTGCAACCTTTTTTTTGCTCACAGAAGATGATACATCGAAAAGCTGCAAGATTTCATCTGTAATTTGCCAGGTATATGTTTTTTCTTTTAACCCAGCATTAATTTTGTCATCAGACAGAGTGATGGTTACATCGCAGAAACGAAGGATATCATCTTCAAACGTTTCGCATAATTCTACAGGATTGGATTTCCTGTACCCGATTTTCAATAACTCGCTTTCCACCTTTTCAATACCAAACTCTTTCATCCCTTCATCCAACATTTGTTTGAAGAGCTTACTTCGTTTGTCAGCCACTTGTTTGAGGCCTTGGAGGCGCTTGATTTCAGCATCAATTACATCGCTTTCTGCATCCAGCTTGCGAATGACGAATCCATAACTGATAGCTTTCTCTTTAAACCCGTCTTCAGTAAGACGAAGTTCTTCCTGCATCTCAGGTGTTAATTCCCCCTCAGCTTCTTCTATCAATGCGAGCAATGTGAGATGATCCTGCCGGATGTTAAACATTGATTTCTTTACTGGAGTGGAGTTTTCTTGAGCCTCCCTTTCTGAAATGAATACTTGTTTGGTAAGTCCCATGTCTAATTAGTTTGCGCCGTATTGGCTTGTGAAGTAATCTGTTTATGCTTTTTCACCCCAGCATCAATTACATCCTTGTCTTTTAAGAAGAATTCTTTGTACATCTCTTTGAGTTGCTTGAGATCGGCTACATGCTTGCTCTTCGAAATGAGATCCAGGCACTCTTCTTTAAGGACTACTTTCGGATCTTTAAGCTCTGGCGTCTCATTTTCGGAATCTTTCTTTTCCTCCGTAGGAATAAGTAGCATTTGCATCAGGGCATATTTTAATGCTGCAGACATCGCTTTGTTGCATCCTTTATCCCCGCTATCCATGGCTTCTCCCACCATTGTACTGTGAATGGCACTCCCGTCCTCAGCTACGAAAGTGAAACAAACATCTACTATCGTCCATATGAGCACCCCGCCGCCTTTGCTTGGTCGTTCTTCTCGTCGATTGTTTTTCACTTCAGAGGTGATGAAAACGCCGTGCTGTGAAAAATGAGTATGTAGCTCATTGTACATATCATCAATCCCTCTGAACGTGTAGTTTTGCTGTGAATTTTTCCTGTCTTTACCTATAGGACAAACACTCCTAAGGATTTCTATAATCTTCTTATAAATCAACTTTTCTTCCATTGGTCTTAGCTTATGCCTGGTGCACGAGCACCAGGCAGTTAATTAGTCGATAACCTTGTCCATCATCTTGGTGTAAGGGTTGTGGGAATTCTGAATCCAGAACTCGTAATTACCTGCAGGAAATTCGTGAGAGTAGTGATCAGCTTTAGTGATCTCTTCCTTCTTTGTCCAAGATGCTTTGGTGAAATCGGACTCGCGAACGTGCTGCAATCTGGCACCATCCTCACCAACCGCGCAGATGATACGACCATCTACCTCAAACATTTGGACATCACCTGTCAGCACATGCATATGGCCAGAGTGTTCGCCTAAAGCGATAGGTTTGTTGGATACCTTCTTTGCGTTAGGAGGTATCGAGTCGATGGACGCAAACTGAACATCGCCCTGATGCCCACGTAGCGGAGTGTTTGTTTTTTTCATGTGATTTAATTGAAAAATTGTTAGTGAATGGCTTCTACGAACGTAAATCAAACGAGTATTCTTCCGGTTTAAAAGGAGATAATGAAGCGATTGCTTCTATAGCATTGGTATGATAAGGTTCAACACCTTGTAGGTATTGAGAACCCGTTGAGGGGCACACCATCTTCACCCAAGCGAATGGGTTGTTCCCAATCTCTTTAAACTTTTCTTCGGTTTTAAGAAGGGTGACGGTTTCCAGGTCTCCGTTCTTGTGCGTGATGGTGCGAGTATCTATTTCTACAGCGCCAAGTAAATCCATCATCTTCTTTTGACCCAATACTTCGTAGATACCACCTTTGATCTCACTATTAGGTTCCTGCAAAAACATTTCTTTAGTGATCTCGCCAGCCGCGGCTTTCTCCCAAATCCATTCAGGTAGTGCACGACCGTTCACGTAGTACTGAGCATAACCGTCTGCGAATTCAATTGCAGGACCAGTCGGATTATGAAGTCTGCCGGTTGCATTGCGAATGATCTTCGTCGGCAGGCTGGAAACAATGCAGTAGCCATTCAATTGGATCATGTCATAAATGCCGGAAAGCAGAATGTTTTTGAACTGATTGAAGCCGGCATGATCAATTACACCAATTTGTGTAAAGAAGTCATAGAAGGACACCCAATAATAATCCGCGATGCTACCTCCTTGTATCCAGGCAAAAGGTTGGAATTCCAAATTCCGAGCCCTGACCTGAGCCCTGACCTGATCCCTGACTTGATCCCAGACCTGATCCCTGACCTGATCCCTGACCCGATCCCTGACCTGATCCC